AATTGGATCGGAGTGGATATCATTAGATAATTCTCTACCGGAAGTACAGAAACCATGTTATTTTTTGGATAGAGAGAACATTTTTCGTGGGGTAATGGATGAGTCGGGTGACGTATATGAGATATTGGATAATGGCACCAATGATGTTGTATATCATAGCAATATAGAGGATGGATATATAGCTTTTTGGAAACAAGAATTAAAAATGATTGAGAATATGGAGGATAAGAATATTTCAGATAAGACAAGAATGAAGGGCATGAACCAAGGGATATGGCTGGCGGTTCAGGAGCTAGCCCACGACGGGCGATGGACGCAGGCCGCAGAGGAACTGGTGTCTTCTTGTGGATTGACCGAGGATGAATGTAGGAAGCTGCAAGAAGAAAGCGGATCGTTTAATGATGAGATGCTTGAATTTATTGATATGATATTTGGTCATACGGATATGATAGGTGAATGTGAAGATGATACAGAATAAATATGTATAAATATCAAATAGTAATTATATACAATAAAAATTATGAGCTTAATAGATAAACTAGAAGACTTGGTGGCTAAGGTAGACACCGAATACCAAGAGAAGATGGAGGCGGTGATCCGGGAGATAGTCCCGGGGATGCCGGAAGGGAATGTACGTCATGCCGCCGAGCTGATGTGCACGGACAGGATGGGGAATATGATGGACATAGATGTTTATATATTAAGGGAAGAAGATAGGCCTTATGAATGCCATTATCTAAAGGATCTATTGGAAGATAGGGTAGCTAGAATAGATAAGATGCATGAGGATAAAAGTTACACATACAATATAGATGATAATTATTGGTGCGCTACATGTGGTTCCCATTCTCATAAAAAGGATTCTGAGACAGGGCATTGCTGGCATTGCGATACGGTTAATTGGGTTAAAGAAGATGGAGCAGATGTTAGGGTATAATTACCAAAGAATAAATATGAATGATAGGAGAAAGGATAGTATTAACTATTAATAATGTTTATTTAATTTAATTCAAAAACAAAATGTCTACTTTTGTAGACATATAAAAATTATATATATGGAAAAGAGTGAGTTTGTAAAGAAATTGGAGAAGATCATCGATATGGTTAAGACCGAAGATGATGGTTTCGAGTATGGTGGCAAAGTCATTTTCTATAAAGAAGATGATAGTAACTATGAAGTCTCGGTAATGAACATTGAGATGAATTTGGAAGTAGAAGCCAATGTTATGGCTGGTATGGATGATATGGATTTTACCTGCCTTATGAGTGAGGTTTATAAACAAAAGGCGGTAAAGGCTATAATGATGGAGGAGGATGACGATGAAGACAATTAATGAGATGACCGATCAGGAGATATATGATCTTACTGACGAGCAGATAGATAGATTGATCATAACAAGATGCGCTAAGGAGGGTGTTAGGTTTGTGGACGAACCTCCAGTTATGAAGACATACGACTATAAACCTATTTCTCCATCTAATTTCTTCTACCTTTTAGAAGGATTGAGCATAGCTGTTTTTAATCAGGATGATGCTATTAAAATAGCTAAGTTCTTAAGTAAGTTTGATTTATACAAGACTACATACGATTTCACTATATCCAATGATAAGATATATAATAAGTTGGATATAATCAATATCAAACATATTCCAATGTTTGATACGAAAGATGAGGAATCCTACAAATCTATAAAGGACAAGAATAATAAGATTGAGGAGGAGTATAAAGATCAGGTAGATAAATACAAGAAGGATATAAAAAGAATGAGTGAAATCCATGCCGAGATCTGGTCGAAGGTAATCGATGTAAGAAATAAGATTGATCATATGAATCATCTTAGATTCCTTTTTGTAAAGGAATATCTTCCGTTGGTGGATCACGACACGGACAAGGCTATGATATTTTTCAAGAAGGCTTATGACGTGGATGATGATACGGAAAGATATATTCGTGAAGGGATAAAGGATTACCCATTGTTTAACAACAACATAGATTAATAAGATGCACAATTGGTTTAAATGTACGGTTTCTTATGAGACCGATGCCGAGAACGGCATGAAGAAGAAGGTAAAGGAAGAGTATTTAGTAGATGCCTTTTCTTATACCGAATGTGAGGCTAGAATTATAGAGGAGATGAGACCGTTTATCTCCGGTGAGTTTAGTGTTGATATCAAACGATTCCGGATAGCGGAATTATTCGCCATGGATGGAGACCGGTTCTATAAGGTCACGGCTGATTATATTACGATAGACGAGAAATCGGGCAATGAGAAACGCAAGGCGTTTAACTACATCGTTCGGGCCAATGACCTTGATCATGCCAAAAAGAATTTCGAGGAAGGCATGAAAGGAACCATATCAGACTTCGTTGTCACTTGTATCAAGGAAGAGAAGAAACTGATGGACTTCTATGAGTTTGATGGTAAGATCAGGAATCCGGAGAAACATGAGAATAGTAAGCAATAAAGCTAGCTATGAGACCACATCATCCGTCGCCGAGAAGTTGATGGAGATAAGCAAGATGGAGGGTACGATTTATCGTATCCTCACATTGTCTAACAAAACTTATCTAGCTTCTAAATTAGGATATAGCAGATCGGGGTTCTATAAAAAAATACAGAACAGGAATTTTAATATCCGGGAGCTGGCTCAGATATTCGATACGATCATCAACTTCAAGGATCAAGATTGGACTGAGGGTAAGATTAATAGGCTTAAGAGGTATAGGGCTATGAGCCTTATGGAGTTCAACAAAAGTTATAAAAAGAAAAAGGCATGAGAGGTAGGATGTTACCGTGTGAGAGATGCGGAAGGATGGTAACCATAAGGAGTAAGGGGTTATGTCCCGCATGCAGAGCCAAGGAGCTACCGCCAAAGGAAAGGGCGGCGATACGGGTAAAGGCCAAGCCAAAGGGGAAGAGCCTAGCCGTTTTCTTTGGCGTCCATGTGGCTAGATTGAGTATGACAAGGAGATCTGCTACCGGCGCATACATACCATGCCCGGGGGTAAGCAACATATGCCACTTATACCCTAAACGGAAATATAAATCAGTTGCTGAGGATAATGATAACATTATCTACTTGACGGCTGATGAGCATACAAGATTCGATTATCTATTAGATACGATGGATTTCAGCCGGCTCTTGGATGAGTTTGGCAACGTATGGCTGTTGGCAGCCAGAAGGATGAGGGATCTCGCACCTAGAGTCGAGGAGGATGGTAAATTAAAAACCAGATTATTATCATGGATAGAAGAAAACAAAAATTACTTCTAGCTCTTGGATACGAAGCTATAAGTGATACGATATATAAGAAAGGCACGGATATGGAAGTCATAAGCGATCAAGAATCGTTTGATGATATGAGAGTCCGTTTATCCAAAAAACATCATGTGGTTATCACGGATGATGGTATTGTAATAGAGTTTGTTCATAATAAGACAATGGACGAGAATGCGTCATCATATTATTGGCGATCATCGTTACCAATATTAAGATCATATCATACAGATCCTAAATTTACCGCTTTCTTTGGCATATTAGACGTTTTATCAACGGTCCCGAAGAAAGATATGGTCGAGGAGGAAAAGCCTGTTGAAGAGCCTAAAAACGAGCCTAACGAGGAGATGGAGGTTGAGTATGATCTGGAGACAGAGCAACAGTATTATGCCGCTGAATGGATAAAGGATATCCCGACACCTGTGTTATATAGAATGACTGTAGCCGGCAAACGTGTGTATTATGAGATGGATGTTGATGGGTATCCTATCATATACGATGGAGCCACTAACAATATCGCCAATGGGTATTGTGATACGTCCGGAGCCTTGGAGAAGTGGAAGAATGAGATGAGGCTCAAGGGTAAGGATCCTGATGAGTGCGCTAACTACAGGGCTGATCTGGGTACTATCATGCATTATCTATTTGGGTTGTATCTGACCGGGGTTAACATAAAGCTGATCCCGACATGGATCAGGAAGGTGGTCAAGGAAGCCAAGCTAAGAATAGACAAGTATAGGATGGAGCGGATATTAGTGGATAACATTGATGAGCTGATAGAGGATCTGATATCATTCGCTATATTCTGCAAGGAAAGACATGTTAAACCGGTATTGATCGAAAAGATGCTGAGGTCAAGCAGATTGAAGGTGGCTTCTTCGGTGGACGCCGTGGTGGAGATGGATAGCGAGCCGGAGATGGTGGAGATAGAGGTTGAGACAGGAGAGTTTTATAAGGTGGGAGCCAAGAAAGGTCAGCCTAAGACGGAGAAAAAGAAGATAAAGAGATGCAGGAGGATATTCGCTATATTGGACTTCAAATCAAACAGGAAAGGCAATTTCTATGACGAGTACGCTTTCCAGCTTGAGCTATATAGAAGAATGATACTGGAGAATTACGGAAAGATATTGGAGATAGAGGAGATATATAACTTCGCTCCGGGTGATCCTACCGCTAAGACAAGTCAATATAAGTTGAAGAGACAGACTGACAACCCTATATTGAATATGGCTACCGTAGTATATCTTCAAGGTAAGTATAAGTTTGAGAAAACCAATTATACGGTTACGTCAAGGATCGGGTCTTTAGATATAGAGGGTGATTTCGAGTTGAATGGTTTGATAAGAAAAGAGTCGCTGAGAGATTATATATATAGAGTGATGAGTGAGAGGAGAGGATGATGGAATTTAGGGAGTTCAATAAGAGCGTTCATCGGTATGAGCTGGATCATAGCAAACCAAGGAGGAAGCTGACGTGCCCGCAATGCGGCAAGGATAAGTGTTTTACGCCGTACGTGGACGTAACCACCGGTCAGATCGTTGGAGAGCAGTTTGGGGTGTGTGATCATAAAAATAAATGTGGTTACTTTAAATATCCAACAGGGAGCGAACTTGGGAACAATGATCTTTTTACCGATTCAAACAAAGTATTAAGGAGGTACAGATCTCCCGTGGATCCGGATATAGCCAACTGCATTCCGGTAAGCAAGATGTTTGAGACGCTTAATCCTTTCGAGACATCCGATCTTCAGGATTATCTATCCAATATCTTCGGATCGTATCATACCAATAGGGCATTTAGCTTGTATAAGGTGGGGATGATGAGATTCGGGGACTGGGGTAAGTGCTGTGTGTTCTGGCAACTGGATAAGAATTGGGTAGTGCGGACCGGAAAGATAATGGACTACGGGCCTGACGGGAAGAGGGTAAAGGTTCCCATGGATCACGTATGTTGGGTGCATATACTGGACGGTCAGGATTACCTGCTTAGGCAATGCCTGTTCGGGGAGTTTCTTATCAACTTCTATCCCAATGACGCTCCGGTGTATATAGTAGAGTCAGAGAAGACGGCTGTTATCTGCAACATTGTGTACCCTAGTAGGTTGTTTATGGCCTGTGGCGGTATCCATATGTTGAAGAGGGAGATGATAGAGACATTGGGTAGGAGGCGGATAGTCCTGTACCCGGATAAGGGCGACGCTTTCAACGAATGGAGAAAGAAGGTAGACAAGGATATGAGGGGGATGAATATAGAGATAAGTAATTTTCTAGAATCAAAACCCAATATAAATGAGGGAATGGATATAGCGGATTATTTTATTATTAAACAAATTTACAATGGCAAAGGTAGTTAACAATTACAAGAAATTCAAGGTGCTTGAAATAACAAGACAGGAGATGATGGATAAGCTCACCAGATATGGGTGCTTAGGTATTTGCGATATGTGTAACAGACCTACGTCCGTGGGCTATTATGTAGCGGTAATCAATCAATGGATGTGCGAGGACTGTTATAATGATTTCATCAAATCGGTTGACAGGTATGAGGAGGATATGAGAATAGAGAACAGAAATTTTGATAGATTCTGCAATCTATTTAATGTTGAGATAGAAGAAAAGGTATGAAAGAACTGTCTTTAGCCCAGAAAGCTATGTTAAACGGATCCGTATGTCCATATTGCAAGATCCCATCCACTATGATAAATACGGTGGAGGGGAAGCAAGTTGGGTGCGAGAAGTGTAGGGCTTGGATGAGATCCGATCCTTTTGGGAAACCGATGGGGAGGCTGGCTAAGCCGGATCTTCTTAGGAGTATGGATATGGTAATGACTGAGATTAATATATTTGCGTATAGGACAAAACGGGATGTACAGGATATTTACAAAAGCCTATCTGGTGAATTGGATATACCAATAGAACATGTATCCCCATATAAGATGTCTTTGCCATCATTACTTAATACCATGAGATATATTGAAAAATATGGTGATAATCATATACGGATATATGATAGAACCATGGTAAAGAAGGCTTGCCCTAGGCACGGAGCGGTGGCGATCGGGAGCAACGCCTGCCACGGGTGTCCGGAGTTCCTGTTCCATGTGGTAAACGACACGACCGATACGGTGGTGTGTGATATGGATATGAGTTATGGAGATCGCAAGAAGGATAAATATGAGCATTAGAGCTAATGATAATGGAACATTTGAGTATCGAATCAAATTGGATACCTTTAATAAAATAAATAATACATGTAAAATGAAGAAAATTTATTTTGTTCACAAACCAACAGGTTTTTATATTGGAGGCAATGTGAGTAGCGTAGAAGCTACAGTTTATAATAAAATGGTTAATATGGGGATGAGTAGCGAATTAGCCGATAAACTTAAAAAGGTAATAGGTACATTCCCTTGCACATGGGAGATACCAGATGAATTTGCGTCTGATCCATATTCGTATATGATTAAGCGTCTGGGATTGGAATATCCATCTTTTTTAAAGGAAGAGGATTTGGATATACAAGAGAATATAGATTTTGATGATGAGGAGGACGAAGAGGATGGGGAGATCGACTGAATATTATAGGACACATCCGGAAGCCAGAAAGAAGAAGGCTGAGACGGATAAGAAGATCAACGCCAGACCTGAGCAGAAAGCCAAGAGACGGGAGTTGGGTCGCAAGAACTACAAGACCGATAAGTTGAAAGGTAAAGCCTATCGGAAGGGAAAGGATTTATGCCATACGGCTAAAGGACTTAGATATAAATCAAGATCAGCTAACAGAGGATCTAAATCCGATACGGCTGGCGATAGAAACGCAAGAGGATGAGTGAGGATAGGATATGGAGGTCATCCAAGGAGATCATCATGGATGCCTATGAGAGGATAATGAAATACCAGTCGGGAGAACTTCTCCCGGCTCGTACTGGATACCCTTATCTAGACAAAGCTTTGCTGGGGGGATTTTACCCTCAACATGCGATAGCCATAGGAGCTAGACCAGGGGTTGGAAAATCCTATTTGGCGCAAAAGATCATGAACAATGTGATGAATGTCAACATCAATCCACAAGCAGATGATTATGTATGGTTAAGATGTGAGTTCGAGATGAATCCGGAAGACTTGGTATTACGTTCACTATCAAAAAAAATGAACAAAGACATAGAAGATATCCTCCTTCGTAAAATGAATGAAGAGGAGATGCTAGAAATGCAAAAATGTCTTAAACAAGAAAATTCAAACAGAATAACGTATATACCCATACCTACAACAGTTGATGAGCTTAAAGATTTTCTATGGAATGTATATATGCCGGCGAATAAGGATAAGAAAATTGTATTTGTATCCATAGACCATACAGCTCTTATACAAGGTTCGGGTGATGCCAAGAGGAATATAGATAGTTTGATGAATATGTGTAATATAGCCAAAAGAACGTTCCCAAACATCTTCTTCCTTATCGTATCGCAACTCAATCGAGAGATAGAGGGCAGACGTGATCCAAAGGATCATATGCCAAGGCAGTCTGATTTCTATCAGTCTGACTCATTGGGACAGCTATGTACGGCTATGGTAGTATTGAATATCCCAAGGAGATACGGGTACTCCTCATACATGCAATTTCCGCAAGGATGGTATCCTAATCTGGAACGTTTCAAGAGCGAGTCAAGACGATCTTTCCGTGTGGATGGATTATTATTCCATCATATCGTAAAGGTCCGTCAAAGATCATTAGAGGAGATTGACGCTATACATGTAGATATCATGAAAGGATATGAGCGATATTATCCTGATGGAGGGGTGGTGCGTCAAGAAAGACCAGGAGGCTCGGATGCCCCCGTGGGCAGCGGCAAGCCGGACACGACCGTGGTGACACTGCCGCCCCCGCCTCCCAGTATTCCATTGGAGCAGCAATACATACCGCCTAGCGATGATTTTAATGTAGTACATGACGAAACACCTTATTGACATGAGATTGAGACATAATTACTTGCTTGTAGTGATAAAGGTGCTGGAAATGTTCTTGAAGACCGTATTGTCGGTTGAGGATAAGATGGGGATAAAGGAAATTATATCCTCGTTAAAGGAAATGGCTAAATACAGCATCAGATATATCATAAACCGGGAACGGGAAAAGGAGATCATGAGTATCTGTGATGAGGTATCCAATAAAGTACAGGAGTATAAAAGGATAAATGACAACTCAATGATATTGGAATTGGAGAACCTAAAAAGGGAAGTTGTGGCGGTGGAGGATCTTCTTAGCTCATACAAGGGGGTTCTTGACGCCGAACTGGTGATAGCCGAGGATGATATCAGAATCATACGGGACAAGATCGCTATAAGCCTGAGGGAGGACGGAACATGTAAGAGCATGACTGATGCTGATAAAAGGGCTAGGGTGGACGTAAGATACGAGAGGGCGTTAGAGGATTATCGAATCCTTCTAAGATGCGCTAATACGGTTAGGGCTAAGATGTCGGTTGTAGGGCATCTTAACCAATCTATAAATCAATCTATATCAGTTGGTAGAGTTGGTATGGCTAATGAATCTTATACGGTAAAACAGTATGAAAAAGGGAAAGAGATTATCGAAAGCAGACGCCCTTAGGGTGTTGAGAAGAGCTTACGATCTAATAAAGAATGATAATTATACATTTATGTGCAGAGCAATAGAAAAGGCAGCGGTTGAATTATCACTTGCTGAAAGATCATGTGTGGCGTGTTATCTTATACCAGAACTGAAGATGTCCAAACCTGTAAACAGAAAAAATGGAGATTTTTGGTTTCATTCATCAAAGAAAAACATAAGGTTACATATAATAGATACGCTAATAGATATATATAACGGAAATGATCATCCCGATATAGTCGAGAGGGTAGCCAGAAAGATCAGGTCAATATTTTAACTCATTAGCTTATGTATATAAATTTTGAACAGATGATGACATCAGGATTAACGATGTCTGATGTCGGGTATCTTTTGATGATCCGGCAGAAAGAGGAGATGGCTAGCGTCATTCCAAAGGAGAAAATAGATAGTTATAAAGCATCTGGTTATATCGAGCTTCAGAAGAATGGGAAGTGGAAGATAACGCCAAGGGGAGGGTCGCTGCTGATGCTGATAGAGACACCCGGCCTGACACCGGAGGTCGAGGGGATCCGGGACCGTATCGTTGGTGTGTATAACGATATGGGTAAGGATACAGGAGCTATCAAGGAGGTAGAGAAACGGCTCGTATGGTTCGTAGCTAATACCAACTTCAAGGAGGGACCTATAGTAAGAGCCGTAATATCCCACATAGATCTTAAACGTGAGTATACGATGAGATTGGATAACTTGATATGGAAACCATCAAATGTATATAGTGTGCATATGAGTTTATCGGAATCAACGTTATTCGATACGATCATAAAAATGTATGGCATGACGTCTGACTTGTATCTTAGGGAGAACAAGAACAAGGAACTGGCATGGTTGTTCGCCATAAGCCGGCTCCCGGATCCTCCCAAGAAAATGGATAAGGAATACGCTATCACAGGCGATGTTAAGATGGACATCGAAAGGATATCGGATATAAAAAAAGAATTAGGTAGAAGATTAAAAATGTCGATTTAGTATGGAAAGAAAAGAAGTTGAAAAAGTAGTCAAGGAAACGATATTCGAGAAAATGGGTGAGTTTACGGGTCTTAATCATGCCGCCGAGATCAATAACGAGGATGATCTGGAAACTGACATGGGTATGGATCCCTTGGATTTCGTAGAGGTGGTGATGGGGATTGAAGAGAAGATGGATATAAGGATTCCGGATGATGTCTTTGGCGATAAATCTGTCGATGAACTAACTGTAGGGATTTTTGTGGATATGTTGTATGATTGGGTTAAGGGTAAGTAATGGATTTCGGATATGATGATTGGGAAGAGGGGTTAGAGACCCCTCTTGTCGATGATTGTGATGACGATCATGAGGAGGAAGAATATGATTTCAGTTAAGGAGTTAAGACCGGGCAATCTTGTAAAAGACAAAGCTGGTGATATATGGAGAGTAGGGTGCGTTACTGGTATGCGTAATGAAAGTAAGTCATTGATCCTTGAATGTGAGGTTGATGATGGGATAATGAAATGGTATTCCGGGGAAGATGATGTCATACCTATTGAGATAGATGATAATATACTTGATACTATCTATTTCAAGCGTGATAAGGGGCGGGATGTATATCGAGGCTATGGAATATCTATAGAGATTTTTGATGATGGGTATTATCTTGGGCTTAGGGATCTGGAAGACGATCTAAGCGATCCTATTCAGATTAAGAATCTTCACCATCTACAAAACCTGTTAATGGACTTATACGGACATGACATAAAAATAGATAAGCTTTATGGTAATACCGGAGAATAACTTATTATGTAAGGTTATAAACGGAGAGAAGGTTCTCGCCGCCTCTTACTCGCAGATAGACACGTTCATCCAGTGCCCATATAAATGGTATAAGACTTACGTGGAGGGTCACAGATCCACGGAAAAGCACGAAGCTACGTCATATGGTACGGTTATCCACCAGACAATGGAGTATTTCTTCAAGAACGGATGCAGACCTTCTTATGAGGATATGAGTAAGGCTTTCAATTACTACGCCGATATAGAACAGATTCCTTTTGATAGCGTAAAATCCCAGATCGAGTCTATGCAACATGCGGCTAGGCTAATAAGATGGATTGTGGGGTTGTTTGAGAAGGATGCTGCTGGCAATTATAAGAAGGCATGGTCTGATCTTACGCCAATGGAGAAGGTGGTCCGGGGGTCGAGACCGGCCGGCGTGGAGGAGAGCTTCGTCCTGCCCTATAAGCTACCCAAGCCACTTACCTTGGATGGCGTGACGTACGATAAGGTGCATATCATAGGATCGGTGGACTGGCGTGGAGAGTATAAGACAAAGGACAGGATAGTCATGTATACGATAGACTGGAAGTCCGGGAGAAAGTTATTCGATGAAGACAAGCTGCTTCATAATCTCCAGCATCCGATATACGCCTTCTACATACTGAGAAAGTACAAGGTATTACCGGATATGTGCAGCTATTTCTTTACCCGCATGCTGGACAATCAGAACGTGAAGGTAGATAAGGAGAAAGTAGAGAGGTCGGTCAAGGAGCTTAACGATATTCTCCTTGATATGTATGATTTCGAGACAAATAAAATAGATAGCTATCAAGCTCACGTTTGGGACGACGCCAAACAGGGGTATAAGTACGAGAAGCGCTACCTCATGGGACGCCAGCCGGCCTGCCTTGAACCCCGCCCCAAGCCCTTGTGTTTTTGGTGCGATTTCTCGATCCACAAACAAGGGACATGCAGGTACTCATCGGATTGGGATGAGTCAAAAAGAAAGAATAAAAAAGATTAACTTTATTAAAAAGCCTAGGTAAATATCTAGGCTTTAATTATATTTGTATCACTAAAAGAGCTAATTATGTACAAAAGTGAAAAAGAAAAACAGATATTAGATCTTCTGATGTCTAGAAAGGATATCAGGAAATTGGTAGAGAAATCAAATGAATGTTATTCTAAAATGGATTTCGTTGGTGCCATGAGATACCGGCAAGAGATAAAGGATATCGTAGATCGAGAATCTAAAATCATGTTGACAAAAAGTGAGTCTTTGATAGGCTTGATGAATAATGCTGATAATGAATATAAATTCAATATACTGGTATGGCTACATTCCATGATGTGTATGGCGGATGTATTTAGCGGGATATTGGAGGATTTCAAGGATGGGGTAAGAAAAGCCAATGGTAACTCCAAGTTCGTTAAGTTCGATAATCTGGATCGGTTAATGGCAGAATGTAAGAAGGAGATTGATTACCTGATGAAAGGCACAAGTAAATCATTCCAGATATCTTTTGCCGTAAGAAGCGATGAGCTAAGGGAGATGATAGAGAATATGGTTGGCGACAATATCCGGGAAGGGTATGATATGTTTAAGGAAGAGGCTAAGATGACCAAGGAGACAGACAGGAGCAAGATAGAGGAATTTAATAAAAAGCTTGACCATGATCAAATGTAATATAAAGCTAGGCGATATAGTCCATACCCAGATAGGAGTAGGAGAGGTGATAGCCATAAGCAAAACCAAAGAAACTTTGATGGTGAAGATGGATGATGGTCGGGAATGCCCTATAAGACTAGAGTACGTAAAAGACGTTTTTGATAACTACAAATCCAAATGATTTACAAATTAAGACCATATCAAGAGGAGTGTGTTAAAAGTATCTCCGATTACATAAATTCTGATAGACATGATCCGGTATTGATCGTAGGTCCTGTAGGTTGCGGTAAGTCACTGCTGATAGCAGAGGCGGCTAGATTGATGGGAGATAAGACGCTGATTTTACAACCATCAAAAGAATTGCTGCAACAGAACCACGACAAGATAACGTCGTATGGCATACCGGCTACCATCTACTCCGCTTCCTGTGGTAAGAAAGAGCTGTCTAATATGATATACGCCACGTTAGGGTCTATCAAGAAGGTTGTTGATAAGCTTAAGGAGATGGGGATCAGGAACGTGTTGATAGATGAGGCTCATGCCGGGTATAGCCCGGAGGACGGCAGTGAGTTCATGACATTCATGAATGAACTGAAACCGAAAAAGGTGATAGGGTTTACCGCTACACCATGCAGGCTTAAAACGATGTCGATAGGGCAGGTGTCATATTCCCAGCTTAATTTCATCACTCGTATGAGACCGGTATATTTCAAGAACCTGATTCACGTGATACAGGTAGAGGAGATGATAAGGCAAGGATTTTGGACACCTCTTAAATATGAGACATGGGATTTCAATGGAGATGCCCTTAAACTTAATTCTAACGGCTCCGAATATACGGCCGAGTCTATTAGTGAGGCGGTGAGAAAAAACGGCTTAAACAACCTTATTTTACGTCGGTTGATGGTATTAAAAGACGTATGCAGATCTATACTGGTGTTTATGGATTCTGTTGAGAGCTGCAATACCGCCGCCGAATGGATGAACGCAAAGATATGCGCTGGCATGGCGGAAGTGGTTCACGGAGGCACGCCAAAGAAACAGCGGGAGGCTATAGTCGAGGGGTTCAAGTCAGGTAAGACGAAGGTAGTGTTCAACTATTCCGCCCTCGGTACGGGATTCGATCATCCGGGTCTGGATTGCGTGATAGTAGGAAGGCCGACATTCTCGTTCTCGTCGTTTTATCAGTGGCTTGGAAGGGCAGTCCGTATAAAAGACGGAAAGGATAGTGCTTTGGTCGTTGATTGTTGTAACAACTCGTCAAGGTTCGGTGATATAAGGAAACTTAGTATAGAGAACTACAAGGGGTATGGATGGGGAATGTTTATCGGCGATAAGCTAATAACTAATATCCCGATGGGGGATAAGGTAACGAAAACAGATCTGGATATCAAAGCCGCCAAGAAAGATCGTAGGAGGGGGCTGGCGCAGGGCGTAACCGCCGCCCCTGTTCCCGGAAGGCCGGATCATCCCCTTGGATCTACGGTGATGACATTCGGCAAGTATTGTGGATGGATGTTTCATTCGATTCCAGTATCGTATTTCAAATTCATAAACGAGACATTTGACTGGGATAATGACAGGAACAAGGATATAAAAGAATACATAGATTTTTTAATCAAAAACAACAGATTATGACAGGATGTATATATCATGAGGCTGATCTTGACGGAGTAATGTCAGCGGCTATAGTAAAAAAGTATTTCAAAGGGGACATTGATCTTCTTCCTTACAATTACGGCAAGGAAATACCTGACGTGAATAAATATGATAAGGTGTTTGTAGTTGACGTGTCATTTGGAAACAGAACAAGATCCCTTTTCGATGAGTGGAAGGATAAAGGTACAGATGTCATATGGATAGACCATCATAAGACAGCCATAGACGATATGAGGGATTACGAGGTAAAGGGCAAGAGGCGTATAGGGACGGCGACCTGTGAGCTTACGTGGGAATATCTTTTCGATGACATCAAAACTCCTAATGTGGTAGAATTATTGAGTGCTTATGATGTATGGGATCACGACCGGTTCGAGTGGAGTGACGTTCTTTCATTCCAATATGGGATGAGAGGGTATTGCGGGCTTGACGTTGACATGGTCAGGGAGGTGCTAAACAAGGCAAATGGTGAGTTTGTTTCCGATATGATAAGAAATGGCGAGGCCATAATAGAGTATATCATCGAGAAAAACAGAGGAGAAATGAAGATGTTCTCATTCGAGGCAGATATATTTGGATACAAGGCGATATGTATGAATACTACGGAGTTTAACTCCACCACATTCGAGTCTATGTACGATCCTAGAAAACATGATTTGATGATGCCATTTTGCTGGAACGGCAGATTCTTCAGATGCTCGTTCTATACCACCAAAGAGGAGTTGGATGTCTCGGCGCTGGCACGTAAGGCCTATCCCGGGGGAGGAGGTCATAAGGCGGCGGCAGGCTTCCAGCTTAGCGCAGAGGATATGATGGAGTTCCTAAAGACAAAGAAAATGTGATATGATATGGGTCTTGCTTAGTATGGCAGTGATTATGTTATCCATAGCTGTAATGGTGAAAGGCTGGGATGATTTACATGGAGGTATGTTCCACGGAGGATTAATTATGATAGCTATAGGAATAATATCAATATCTGCATCAATATTTTATATGAATGAAGGAAATATTAAAAATATGGAGAATATGAAAAACGTATATAAGTTCAAAAAACTTAACGAAATGAAGCTAAACGATTACGGCTTCGGTTTATTCGAGTACAATGGCGTTCTTTATTTCAAGGAGGCAGATGAAGGGAGATGCTTTGATGTAAGAAGCGGGAATGAGGTTATTATCGGGGAAGATAAGATTATAATGACTTTGGAGGATTAGTTATGAGGAAACTTGACGACACCAACAGGACAAGAAAGAAAAACGTACGGCACTCGTGGGTAAAGGCGGGGCCGGGGACCCAACGCTGCGCTATTTGCGGAATTACGAAGCGAAGCGAGTGGAGAGACGGGAAGACCTCGCATTGCGTATATCTATCATCTGGTGAGCTTTATTCTATGACAGGAGAAACACCAGAATGCAGGGATCTTAGTGAATTTTATTAATCTAAAAAGTATATAATTACCTAATAATAAAACAAAAAGGAGTTTGAAATGAAAGAGGAATTTAGCAAATACGACAAAGTCGTTTATGATGGTGAGGTATTTGAGGTACTTGAAACCGCCGACAATACGGGAATGATGAAAATAGAACCGTTATTTGATGAGACATATAAATCCATTTGGGCTGATGAGGAGATGGTTGTTTCGTTAAATAGGGCTATCAAGTTAAGGCTTATTGATGATGAGACGGTGGATGAGGCGATAAATTTCGGGAAGCCAAAAATAGGAGACGCAGTGGTGGAAAGCGGACCGCTTGTGGGGAAAGACGGCAGCGGGAAGGACGACCGGGCCGACGGTAAACTCCGGTGGGATCTTCTTCCTTTGGCTGTAGAGGACATCGTGAGGGTATATACGGAAGGAGCCAAGAAGTACGCCGATAACTCATGGCGAGATATACCTGATGGATTTAATCGTTATCTAGGTGCACTCATGAGGCACTTGGTCGCTTATACGAAAGGGGAGAGATATGATAAGGAGGGATTCATGCATCTATCCGCCGTATGCTGGAACGCCATAGCGTTATTATATTACGATAAACATAACAAAGGGTTAATAGAATGGAAGGATCAGGAGAAATAATAGTAGACGAGAAATTAAAAGCTATTGACAAAAGGACTGGTAGGTACATTAATGTGATCGCACGTACTATTGACAATGGTACTTCATTCCCGATAGTTAAGTACCTTGATAAGAATCGTAAGGAGCTGAATTATGATTGTGTAAGGCATCTTAATTTTGATATAGACATAGATTGGGAGTTGAGAAGATATCAGATCGTAAAAGATTTATTGTCCAACGATTTCGATGGGAGGAGGTTGAGTGTAGATGAGGTAGATAACGCTATATTTACAGCGGATTTAATTATTAACAAATTAAAAACTATTTAAAAATGGTAAGAATTGATTTTTTCACGAAGAAAGACGCTGAGTACAGCGATTACATGCGATATATTATCGCCAACACGTTACAGGAATATGAGGGTGAGGTCACGTTAAACCAGATCCCGGAGAACAAAGCCACGGATGAGGAGATATCCAAGTACGGTATAGAGGTATATCCTACTATTATCGTCAGTGGAGATAATATGGATGGCTTTAATAAACTTGAGGGGATGTGCAGAAAGGCTGATCTTATTAACGTCATGTCATTATACGATAAGAAATAGGCTCATGACGCTAAGTGATAAATATTTTGGCTGGAAAGATATATTCTTTGACAGGTTCGTGCATTGTTGTAATGAAAAAAGCGGTCAACCACAAGGGAGTAATATACCTCTAGCCAAAATAAACTTCGACAACAAGACGGGATATGTGGAGGACGGGACTATTAATATAGCCGAGCTTCTTCAATATCTTTGGATAAATAATAAGGTCTATAGGTGTGAATATGCGCCCATAGATATATCTTCCGCCTTGCAAACATTGATCAGATTGACCGAGAACGCTAAACATATGTTTGAGGATCAACCGGGTGTATATGACATGATCCCATATAGAGGGTTTTTCCTTAGAGATGACTTTTCATCCGGGAAAGATTATTCACTTGATTTGGATAAAATAGTGAGCGGGATGGGAGGATGGTATGGGGAGGATGAGGATCCATGTTACTCGATGTTCGTCAGTCAAGATCAGATATGGAACTTGAACCCGATATTGAAGGTATTAGCTGATGAGGGATCTATTCTAGCCAAGGAACTTGGGTATGATATGAACTCATATGTCAGCGATAATGGATACACGATATACAACCCCTACCTCTCGTGGATTAATCATTACTATCATTATTGCCCGACATTTAATGAGGATAAACTGAAACCTTGGGATAGGGTGGAAGACAGAAAGAATAAATTCAAGATGACGGATAAGGTCAAGAGAGGCGCCAATAATTGGTACTATTCAGGCGGAACTATATCTTGCGTAGATAGCTTCTTGGGGAAGAAATACAGGAAGAATCTCCGAACCTTTATCTATCGTGGAATAGTATTCTTCCTTGACCGGATATGGCATACGCCTTTATTTGAGAAGATGGGTGTGAAAATGAAATACAACGCTTATTATTGTTATGCCGCTACCTCCGGTATTTGGTACAATAAAGGATTCAAGAAAAGGCTAGCCAAGAGATTTAACGAGTCTTTACGTGGCGGAGGGGATCTGTTCGGGGCTAACCTAGCCTGCATGGTCTGTGACCATAAGGATATCGATTGGGAAGCGCTTCGTCTTTGGCTTGACAAGTATGACGAGCCTAATGATAAGGGTATGGTGAATAGCCCTATCCAATTTATGTATTTATATTTATATTACTATTTTAACAAATAACTTGAAATGAAGAAGATAAATGACTGGGTTATAAGAACATTTGGGCTGAGAGGTTCATGGAGCTGGGCTAAGAAGCAGATGTTAAATGGAGCGATCATTAAACGTAAGGCCACTATAGGGACATATAAAATAGCCATTGATAATGACAAGAATAAGTTACTTGTAGCTACATGGGATCATCTAGATCAAAGTCCTGTATGGGAAAGGTGTCCGCATAGTTTATTAGATGAAGATGCGGTTGATTATTTTGTCACAGCTCATAAGGAATTATCATATGGGGGCATAAAGATCAGGATGAAAGATGAATTTAATTGTATCGATAAAATGTTGAAAGCATGAAAAAGATTACCGATAAAGACGTAGAGGCTCTTAAAGCCGGAAAGAAGGTGACAAAAGGCTTTATCCATATGCAGTTGGATGATAAGGGGATATTGAACATGTGGACTGATAACAATATAACTGACAAATATAGGGACTTTGAAATAGACGTTAACAAATTGTTTGATCATGGGATTCTTACTGAAGAATATGATAAACTTAGAATTATAAACATACATTAGCAAGATAGAAGAATATGAGAAGAAGGATGATAGGCGGTCAAACCGTTTCAAACGGTATATATATCTTACACACCAATGGCAAGTTATATACTAGTGATAAATGGAATTATTCGTGGAGAAACGACGCCGTGGGAGTGGCGTTGATAAGCGACAACAGCAGCTTCGTTATTTCAGGTATTGAGATTAAGAATCGAAGCTGGTCTAATACGACTGGATTGATCCAAGGAGTGACTACAATAACATCAAGTAATGAAGCCAAAAAAGATTTTAATGGATTTCAAAACACACAAAGTATTGCGGAATATACGCATGCTAGTGCCGCTTATGAATGTACTGTTACTCAATTCAAGAACGGGCAAATGGGATATCTAGCATCAGTGGGAGAATGGATGGAGATCATAAATAATTTAGATGAGATTAACAGATGCATGTCTCTTATCGATGGATTAGATATAGACGGAGGCGCTACAAGTTATTGGACTAGCACTCAATATAATTATGAGAAAGCATGGTTAGTGACTTATAACGGGAATGAGTTTTATCCAAATGATGAGAGAAAGGGCGTTTCCTTCTATGCTATTAGAGTAATATCACAATTAATATAAAAAACAATTATGACAAAGAAACAGTTAAGAATCCCATTTAAAGATGGAAAACCATGTAAGTGGGTTAAAGATGATCATGACGAGGAACGTGATAATTATGAGTTCGAGGAATGCCTTGAGATACACGGATTCGTTCGTGGACGCTCTTCGGCTGTAATGATATTAAGACCGGCGAATGATCATGGAAAGGATTTCGATTATGCCAGTAGCGCCTATTACCAAGTATTCTTGACAGACAGTAAGGAAGTAATACAGAATATGATGCATGGAATCATATATGGTAAATGGACTTTTGTTAAGAGAGGCGAAAATTTTGGCATTAAATTGATTAAGGTCTTACCTAAGATACATAAAATATCCCTTGATATGATCGCAAAGGATATTTTTAGGTCTGAGAATAAATGAACAATATGAAAGTATTATCATTATTTGATGGGATATCATGTGGGTATTTAGCATTACAAAGAGCCGGTATACCTATAGAGACTTACTACGCCTCGGAGATAGACAAGACATGTATAAAGGTAAGTCAAAAACATTTTCCTAATATTATTCAATTAGGGGATGTTAATAACTGGAGAACATGGGATATCCCTTGGAAAGACATAGATCTGGTCATGGGAGGGTTCTGTTGCCAGAGCTTCTCTAGCTCAGGTAAGGGTAAAGGATTCATGGACGCTCGTGGAAGGCTTTTCTTTTTTCTCGGACATCGTAAAGCATTTAAGGAAGGAGACCAAAGGTAAGGTCCTGTTCTTGGGCGAGAACGTCCGGATGCGGGATGAGCATCGCCGGGTGATAACGGAAGAGCTGGGCGTGGAGCCGGTGGAGATCGATAGCGCCTTGGTCTCGGCACAGACCCGGCATCGCCTTTATTGGTGCAATTGGCCGGTAGAAATGCCGAAAGACAAGCATATATCATTGGATGATATTCTAGAGCATGACAAGGGTTGGAATCCGGGAGCCATAAGAGGGAGATATATAGGGACCATTGTCGGTAGAAGGATAGGAGATGACGGGTATCGAAAGGATTGTGACATGGGCATAAAAATAACGCAATGTCTGGAGATAAGAAAAGATAAGAATACCACTCCCATCAAGAAAAGTAATTGCCTGACAACGGTTATGAAAGATAACGTAATCTCATCGTTACCTCCCGGAAGATATCCTAATGCCTTTGACATGAAAGACAAATTCAGATACCTGATCCCGGTGGAGATATGTAGGCTACAGACATTGCCGGATGATTACCTTGATGGGATAGCCCCGAATACGGCCATGTCTTTAGCTGGAAACGGATGGACAGTGGATGTGATAGCCCATTTGCTAAGAAGCATAGAGCGTAAGCAGATGAATGATATTGTAAAGGAGTTTCGCAAGATCACTGATGAGCTTATGTTCGGATCATCAGAAACGGGCACTAATGTGACATGTGATAAACATGAGCAAAATGAAGCCATACGGAAGAGTCAAAACAGTTAAGGGGTCTTCATGGAAAAAGGATATACATCCACCAAAAGGACACAAGAATTGGTGGGAGGATATATGTGATCCTATATCTAGAAGTATTATGAAATTAAATTTCAAAAAGGAAATAAACAATCAAATTTGGTATGAGCAAAAGCAGGGAAATGATTAAACAGGAATTAAATTTATCAGATCAAGAATATAACTTTCTTGAAAAATATCAATCTATGAAATTATCACAGAGGTTTGGTAATGTTTTCGATAGATTAAAAAATGATAAGTCTAAAGCAATTTACACTCATGATGGGTCAATACAGTTGTTTTATATACAAGGTAAAAGAGTAGATAAAGAAGAATGGGATAAACTTCATAGATCATGATAATTACTAAAAAATGGTCAATGCCGAATAAAGAGACATTCAGCATAAGACCGATAAGGGAACTTATAGACAAATATCGAGAAGAGGGGATGGTTATAGTGGATCCGTTCGCCAGAAACAGCGATATAGGGACGATCACCAACGATCTTGACCCTGAGACTAAGGCTATATATCATAAAGATGCCACGGACTTCCTGAGTGATCTTGGCGATAATATAGCTGATATGGTATTATATGATCCACCATATTCCGTAAGACAGGTGTCCGAGTCATATAAAAGGCTTGGAGAATCTGTTAATATGCAAACAACACAATCTAGTTATTGGACTAGACAGAAGAAGGAGATAGCTAGGATCACCAAGAAAGGCGGGGTGGTCATTACCTGCGCGTGGAACTCCGGCGGTATAGGGGCCGGGCTTGGTTTCGAGCAGCAGGAGATTCTTCTTGTGGCTCATGGGGGATGGCATAATGATACGATCGTTACGGTAGAGAAAAAGATCAAGGATTAGATGAAAGAAAGGATATTCACCACAAAAGAACAGGGAAGGGTGCTGGTCGAGACCGGCCTCCCTATCTCTACCGCCAGCGGTTTCAGAGACAAGTATCTGGATCAATTACATTCTATGGAGGATAACGCTGGTCGTATAGGACTGATCGAGGTCGTTACCCCGGATATATCCAACCCTGTTTGGGATGTAGGCACGTTGCTGAATTTGCTCCCATATGAGATAGAGGGTTGTACATTAGAATGTTATAAGCTAAAACATGCATGGTCTGTAGCGTATAGAGATATAGACGAGATCCCTATATATTGGAGTAGCGAGAAACTTCTTGTAGACACATTGTTTTCGATGATGATGGAATTACTTAAACATAAGATTATATGAGCATAAAGCAAATAACAAAATTAAGGTACAAAACGAAAGATAAGCCTCCTATAGAAGGGGTTCCTCTTTTAGGATACAGCAAAAAATATGACTGTTGGGTAGCGTTAGTATACAGAAGAGGAGACAAGTATGATTAAATAATTACAAAATCGATAGTAATCCATTGTAAAATCATAGAATTATTTGTATATTTAATATATTAAAATGAATTGATGATGAGTCTAATAAAGCGTTCATATAAATATCGTATGTATCCGAACAAAACACAAGAAGAACTTCTTGCAAAAACATTCGGATGCGTACGTGTTGTATGGAATGCTTGTGTTGACTCATTTAACTCATACGATAAAGAAACAAACCCTAATCCGAAATTCCCGACAAAGTCGGATCTTGTTATTGAAAAACCTTGGTTAAATGAAGTATCGGCAGCCACCTTGCAGCAGAAGCAACGTGATTTTATTGAGTTCTCCAGACAATACTTCAACAAGAACAGGAAAGAAAAACTCGGTAAACCGAATTACAAAAATAAACACGACAACCAGTCGTTTAGATTGCCGTTCCCGAAGTTTAAAATCACTAACAATAAGATCCGGATCGAAAAGATCGGATGGGTTAAGATTGTTATCGATCGTGGAGTTCCAGACAACGCTCGTTTTATCTCCTGTACCGTTTCAAAGAACCGTGCTGGTCAATATTTCGTATCAGTTCTTGTAGAAACAGAACAGTGTTACAAACAGAAAACTAGCAAAACAGTCGGAGTTGATTTAGGGATTAAGACATTAGCTACATTATCTGATGGGATTGCTGTTGAGAATCCCCATTTTCTTTGTGAGAACCAAGCGAAGTTAAAAAGGATGCAACGGCATTTATCAAGAAAGAAATTAGGAAGTAATCGAAGAAACAAATGCAGGCTAAAAGTATCAAGACTTCATCGTGATATAGCCAACAAGCGTTCATGGTACATGCATAATTTGACCACGATGCTGGTAAATAATTACGATGTTATCTGTATTGAGAATCTAAATGCTTCCGGTATGCTACAGAATCACAAACTTGCCGGTTCTGTATATGATGCTTCTTTCTCGATGTTCCGTAACCAACTTGAATACAAGTGTAGGTGGTATGGTAAAGAACTGATTGTTATAGATCGTTTTTACCCATCCTCGAAAACCTGTTCAAGATGTGGCTGGAAGAATAAAGATCTGAAATTATCGGATCGAACATTTGTCTGCAAAGATTGCGGCATGGAGATCGACAGGGATCTCAACGCAGCGATTAACATACAAGCCGTAGGAGTTGATGCGGCTATACGGACGCAGAGCAGCCGGGTTGCCAGTTGTGTTGAAGCGTCTAAAATGGAGTAGAATATCTTAATTATTTCTATGATTTTCTATGAAATTTACAACTACAAGACATCCCCTCCAGATGAGTACGAATACGTATATCCGTGAGAACTAGAAGGAATATATTTATATTTAAGCATGATTAATATTATTTTAATATTATTCATGCTTTTATTTTTGTTTAAATCGTATTTTTGTATCAACATTAAAAACCTGATTATTATGGATGAAAACAAACAAAAAGTCAATGAGCTAACGATGAGGACGCTGGGTTTCATTATGGCGGATATACCTATGTAAAGGTAAAAAATCGTCAAACTTATGTAACGATAGATTGGAAGTTGTTGAGGGCTATAGAAAAAGGAGAGGTGGAGATAGACAACGAGAAATACCATCTATCCGGAATAGAGTACGTAGCTAAAAGATGTCAGGACATGTTTTACGTTGGTCGTGATATTTATTATTTCAAGGGTATGGGAGAAAGAGGAATAACCAATCTTCTTAGAAACGCTATAGATGATTTGCTAGATACCATAAGCAGCAGGGAGACTTATCGTAGCGCAGAGCACAGGGTGTACGCCCAAATGAATAAACTTACGGAAGCGGGAGCCATGATCAGCTTGGCTATAGAATTACTAACATCTAATATCCGTCATAGTTATGGAGAAATTAATTTTGAACGATATCCAAGACCTGTGGAGGTGGAGGGAGAAGATAAACATTGATGACTTTAGAGAGGAGCCTATGGCTGAGGATATGCCACTCTATTTCCCATGCGCTGTTATTTGGCATGTTGATTATGGGGAGCATGACGCTGATAATTATATATGTTATGGATTTGTTTATGTAGCAGAAATATTAGGGATATGAGTGTTAAGAGACAGATATTTATTAATAACAAAGGCATTGATGTGAAGATAGCTAATAATACGACATTTGATTTCGATTTCAATGTTGACAAGAATATTCTTGAAAAAATAAAAGCAAAGAAGGAGAGCAATAAACTAAATACAAAAGATTGGACGCTGTTCTCACTTGTGGTTTTGTTTATTTTTGCGATGGGAGTTGTAAGTGGATGGTTTATATTTAATTGATTAAATCATGGGTAATTTAAAAGACATACAAGATATAACCGGTCTTACGTCAGAAGCTATATTCAATATACGTAAACCTGTTGATTATATGTGCAGTGATATAGACAGTCATATAAAAGATATCAGAACACAATGTGATTATATTATGGATGGGGACGAGGAGGATGTTAAATATTATTCAAAATCAATCAAATCAGACGTAGATTCTTATTTCGAGGATATACGGTCAAAGGTCGAGAATCTCCGTGATTGGGGAGAGCAGTGGAAAGCATTGGCTAAAGACTTGTTTAATGAGTTGCTGGAAATAGATAGCGATAATACTATAGACAGCTATCTGTCTTATAAGGCATTGGAGAAGATTAAGGAACATTTAAAAAATCAATAGATATGAGCAAATTGCTATTTTTCGATTTAGAGACAACCGGGGTTAAGTTCTGGAGAAACGGGATACACCAAATAGGAGGGATCGTGGATATCGACGGGCAGGAGGTCGAGAGGTTTGACATTCGCCTAGCCCCGAACCCTGCCGCCACGATAGAGCAAGAGGCGCTGGAAGTGGCTGGAGTTACCTTGGAGCAGGTGCAGTCGTATCAGCCTATGGAAGAAGGGTACAGGCAGTTAGTTGGTATATTATACAAATACGTGAATAAGTTTGATAAGAGGGATAAAATGTATTTAGTGGGGTATAACAACGCTGGATTCGATAACAACTTCCTACGGGCTTTATTCCAGCAATGTGGGGATAAGTATTTCGGATCATGGTTCTATCCTAACTGTATGGATGTATATGTTATGGTGACACCGTTCCTGATGGGTGTAAGAAACGATATGGAGAACTTTAAGTTGATGACCGTAGCCAGAACTATGGGTATTGAGATCGACGAGAATAAGCTTCATGACGCTACTTACGATATTGAGCTGACTAGGGATATTTTCTATCGTATAATTGGCAAAATGGACATTAAGCTATGAGGGACATTTTAGAGGCGATGCATGATTACCCGGATGAGGCGCTTGGGTTGTGTTTCTTTTTGATAGTGATTGTCTGGTTGTTGTCAGGTATATTCGAGAAAAATGGATGATAAGATTAATGAGATACTGGATCTCCTGAAATCTCAGAACGAGATGATTAAGGATATCCACGATTATGTGAAAGAAGTTACCAGCGAGAAATATATAGGGGAGTATAGAATGACCAGCTTCTCTATCAACTTGGCCGCTGATATACTTACCGAAGCCATTAGCCCTAAGATAAAAGGGATGATGGTGGATTTATTAAGGAAACAGGGATGGAAAACCGAATGAGACATGGGAACATATGAGAAGAAGGTAAATCAGTTAAAAGATTTGATGGTAAGGAAATACAAATCGGCTTACAACAAATCCAAGGAAATGGACATAGATATAAGCTCGATGACATATCTTCCAGAACCGGACGTATTCAATGTTATGTACACTTAGCATATGTCCGTTATTCTTGATCGGGTTAATAAGATCATAGATGATAACAAGGATAAGCTTAAGAATCCGACTTGTTCTACATGCGTACATCTGCATGATAATGATTGGGCGAAAAGATACGGGAAGGTATGTTGCTCTATTTGGCAAGTGTGCGACCATTATATAAACCCTAATAGAAAATATAATAGGGAGCAAAAGACTTATGCGAGACGGCCAAGCAATAAGGCTTGTCCTAATTATGAGTATGGTGATGATAATTTTGAAAACAGAAGAAGATGTATAAAAGAAAAGAATACCCAATAAAGAGCTATGTGCCGATGCGCACCAACAAGGATAGGACGTGTATCTGCTGTGGCGATACGATCCCAGCCGGCAGCAGCAGGATGATACCTAGACACGCCAAGGCAAATCACGGTCTATGTTTCCCGTGCTTCAGGAAATGGAGAGATACCGGAGGAGATCTTAAGCTTATGAACAACCCAGGAGATGCGAAGAAAGAATATGTCATACATATGTCTAATATCCTGAAAGGGAATTGTGATATAATAAAAGGTCGAAAGCTTTACGTGGCTTTTAAAAAGGCGATAAACGGCGGAAAGAAGATCGTTATCAAATTTGACACTGATCAACCGATATGCATGTCAACAAGAGTCATGAATCTTTCATTCGGGGAGATTATGGATGAGTACGGCAAGGACATATTCCAAGGTAATCTCAAACTGGTAGATGTCCCAAAAGGAGTTAAAGACTTGATAGTTAACTATATAGAAAAATATCGTAAATTATGAACTTCAAGACATTTATATTCATGATCCTGACATTCAGGAGAGTAGATCCTATACCTAGGAATATAGGTCTTATGTTAAGTACAACGTTCTGGATATCTATAGTATGGATAATATCCAACTTTACTATATTGATAATGAGATTAATAAAATAGACAAGATGAAACAAGGAGATGTGATATACAAGAATGGTGTGGAGCTGCTTGTAGTATTAAGCTACGACCATAATGAACCATGTAAGGGTTGCTTCTTCTACGAGGATAAGGCGTGCGGATCAGAAAGACTGATAAAATGCTGGGATTGTAAAAAGGAATATATATTCACGGCTATACGTAAATATAATACGACTGAACTGTGCGGAATAGTAAAAAGATATGAGGAGACAATACTTAAAACAATCAAGAAGATTGAGAAAGAATGTCAAAAATATGTTATCTGGGATACTGTGCATGTGATGTTGAAAGATGATGGAGAGCTTATTATAAAAGCCTTATCCAAGGATAAGTCCGTGCTTTTAAATGATTTCATTATATACATCAACAATAATGGGAGTATAGACGAAGAGGACTATGATCTATTATTAACTAAATAATTGATAGTACAAATGGACAAATCAAACAAAATAGAGAATCTAGCAAACAAGTATGTTGAAAGGCATATAAGAGATAGACATCTAAGCGATGATACGATAAAAGAAATAAAAATAGCTTATATTATGATTATAAAAGATTTTATAGCTATTGTCGATAAATCTACATCAATGAATGAAGATGATATAATATACGTCGTTAACAACATATCATCAATATTATATGAACCTGTAGAAATCTCTAATACCGATAAAAAAATATTGGAGATAGGGATAGCGCTAGGCCTAAAGAGCGCCATATCATGTATATTTGGTTCATTATTAAAAGATGACTGCAATATAAAAGATGAGATAATTGATATATCTAAACATATAAAAGAAAAATTAATATCAGATAATCATGGATAATAAACAACTTTATAAAATAACGTTGACAAGGGAACAGCTAATGCTGATATCCCAATGCGTGGAAGACATCAGTAGATTCGCCGCTGGCGACATAGACCTACAACATACGACAGATACGTTGATAAATGATATGGATGGAGCGGAAACGCTGGGGATAAGAAGCTTTATAATCAATAACTCACGAGCGATAAGAAGAAGACTGTTCCCTGATCTTGGGGATTATGAGCATATAGGATATGATGGGGGTAGTAAGGATAAGATAAATAGGAAGAGACTTATCGGTAACACCTACCAGATATATAGGTCGATATTACATCAGTTGGCCATTGACGAGAACTGGAATAACGTGTATAGTAATATCACGTTGCCTTCAGGTGATATGGGAACAATTAAAGTGGAGAGGGTTGATGATGAACGGGAAAGTAAGGGCGTTTAACGGGGATATGGGTATGGCGATGTCCGTATTCAAGGATATGGTAGGGAAGGTAAGATTTGTTTTTGCCGACCCTCCTTATAAGATAACCCAGGCAAGATACGACAAGGAGGGATTTGATTATAAGGCGATGTGGGAGGTAATCCAAAAAATGCTGTGTCCGTACGGGGTGGTAGCCGTCACCTGTTCACTCACGGCGGCGGTCGAGATCATGAGGGTCGCCCCAGCGGGATGGTACCGGTACGACCTTGTTTGGCATAAGACTACCCCTACCGGTTTTCTTAACGCCAAGAAATATCCATTAAGAAATCATGAGTTGATACTTATCTTCTCACCTATGCCACTTGGGAAGCATACATATAATCCCCAAAAGACTTATGGTCATGTCAGGAAAGTATCCAAGGCCTCCAGTAAAGTGGGATGCAAGGAAACGGAATTATATGGCAAAGCCGGTCTCACTACATACGATAGCACGGAGAGATACCCGCTATCGGTCATGACATTTAAGACAGACAGGCAAAAATCAGCCATCAATCCCAACCAGAAGCCGGTGGAGTTACTAAGATACTTGATACGAACATACACGAATCCGGGAGATGCGGTAATGGATCCGGTAGCCGGGAGCGGAACGACAGGGATAGCGGCTTACGAGGAGGGAAGGGACTCCCTGCTTGTGGAGATAGACCGTCAATTCTTTGATGAGATGATAAACAGATTTAATAACAATAACATTAAAATAGATAGAATATGAATAAGATTGAAGAACTGGAAAATAAGTTGAAGGAAGAAAAAAAACAAGATGCAGGCTAATCTAAAAGAGAACTATAAATGGGTCGTTGGGAAATACGTCAAATTCGATGAATATTCTATAATGAGAATAGATAATCTACGTTATATTCCTATAAATACCGTAGAAGATTATTATAAAAATGAGCTAGATCCAAATGAAGCTATTTACGTAGATGGCCCTGTGGCTCATTATAATGTAGAGGACAATTATTATTCTTTGGCAAAACATAAAAACATACAGATAAAGATAAGAAATATAATAGAGCCTGATGGTGAATTTGAGAATCTGGTAGAACGGTTGTTTAATGAGGCAAAAAAGAACTTACTATGAGCTTGTTTGTATGCGCTAAATGCGGCTGTATCGATAATACCGCTACGTCTAGTTACTGGATGTTGACAAACGAGTATATGGTGGACAAATTCGAGTATGCCAAGGAGCTACAGCCGTACAAGGGCATGGGGCTGTGCAGCGAATGCGGGAGGCTGGCTACCAGCCCTGACGGCCGTGATGTCGTGGTACCCGGTAAATGGCACGGGAAGTTCCCGAAGGAGAAAGCTACCGAAGAGCAGTTAAAGAAAATAGGATATAAAAATTTGATAAGATGAATAAGACGAATAAGGTAAGAAAGGGAGAAGTTAGAATATACGGAGGAAAGACATACGTGGCTATTCCGGAGATAAAAGAAGATCATTGTGCAGGATGTTGTTTTTATAACGAGGGATGTTGTTCAATACGTGACTTTGATCATATCGATTTCCCTGATTGCCATAATAGCGGTATGATCTGGATGCAAAAAGAAATTAATATGAGCGATATCAAAGAAAAGGCTATCAAATTAGCCATAGATGCCATGAAGCCCATACCGATATGCTCATCACCATGCTACAGTATAAGTGATAACAGATCGCCGGAGGAAAAGCATGAGGAGGAGATGAGGTTTTGTAAGGATCTTAACGACCTTAGATGTGAGATGCTTATTGACATGGCCAAGAAAATAGAGGAGTATTTATTATAAGAGGTGATATGAGAAAAATAATAGGAATAGATTTCGATGGGACATGTGTAGTAGACTCATACCCTTATGTAGGAGACAATATCGGGGCTGCTAGCGTATTGAGGAAATTAGCTGATAGGAATCTACTGATATTGTATACAGTGAGAGACGGTAGATATCTACAGGATGCGGTGGATTGGTTCAAATATAACCATATTAATCTATACTCAGTAAATTATAATCCTGAACCAGTATCATCATCACCAAAATTGTATTGTGATTATTATATAGATGACAGGAATATCGGCACCCCGCTCACGGATAAAGGATATGTTGATTGGGATAAGATGTTGGTGCTATTAAGGCAAAAGAACTTATTATGAAGATAATAAAAATGAATATCAAAAGATATAAGGAGATTATAAGAAAAAAGGATATACTAACACGAGCCTTATCAGAGGCTCGTAAATTAAACAAATCAATAATATGGGAATGAAATATTTTACTGATGCGGGGATCGAATGCACCCCGGGAGAATGTAAGCTGATTGAATCATTAAATAGATTAGCGAAGAAATGGGAGAAGGACGGCAAACGTCTCTGGTTGTATTCCGCTAGTGGGGTTCTTACCGTCATGATGCATGGTGATAGGGAAGACAATCCTATACCTGAGATGCTTCCTAACGCAGGTACAAATCCAGATAATATTATAACTACAATCTCAGGAATAGGTAATGATGGAGGAGATTGGTAAACAAATTATAATTTATGAAAATAGGAGAACAAATAATAGTATTTTTAGCTGTGAACAAGAATGGTGATGAGATTATTCTTGACAACACCCCCGCTCGGCAAGGAGAGATATGGACGGATGAGAGATCGGCGCATGACGATGAGTATTTTTCCGTCGAGGATCATAATTCGGCGATCGTACTCCCAAAAGGTACTATCCGTAGATTAACAGGTAGGGACTTGAAGTGGGAGGACGATCCTATATCTCTTAAATCCGTCATCGAGGGACTTCCTCATGTGGACATTGAATTTTATAAACAGAAGATAATAAACTTCGTAAAATGGATATAATGCCTCATTGTCTAAAACCTTAGTTTTATTAACTTTTAAAAATTACAAACATGAAAAAAGAAGAAAAGAAATTTGTAACAGAGTATCAAATCAATGGCAAAAAGTATGCCGGTGAAATATGGGCAACCTCATGGGAAGAAGCTGAATGTTTTATAAAACAAAGAGCTTCTACCGAAAAGGCTGTTGGGTTTATTCCTAAAGATTAATCATTTATACCACATCCAAAAAACAGATATTATGGCTACTAAAAAACAGATATTAGAATCAGATGAATTACTTCAACAAAAAAGAAGAGCTTATCATCTTTCAGATGAAGGATTCGAGGAATATAAAAAGTTCTTGTCAGATCCCGATCAAAAGAAATTTTGTTTCAAGGGATATTATTATGTAGAGGTAAAGGAGCAGGATGATAAAGAGCTATTAGGAGCAATGGGACGAGTAGTATATGAATAAAGTAAGGTAATTATATATCATTTAAATTTTGAATCATGAAAAAAATATAAATTGTTAATAACAGATTTAGATGGGACACTGATTGAAACATTGTCAGGAGATACATTCCCTAAAGGTATATGGGATATGAAAATCAAACTCTACGTATTTGAGGCTATCAAAAATTACGCTCCTGATGATATACTAATCATATCAAATCAGGGAGGTATAGAAAAAGGCTTCGTAGACAAAGAGATGTTTGAATATAAATTCGATTATATATCAAGCGCATTGAAGGATTATACCAATATATCCGTATACAACTTTTATTGCGACAACAATGATAAAGATAACATCAATAGGAAACCAAATACGGGGATGATAGACCAGTATATGGATTATATCAAATTCATAAATGATAATGTAGATGAGGAAAATAAGATCATATACGATACTATCATGATGATCGGGGACGCTTCCGGAAAAGAAGGGCAGTTCTCCGACTCCGATAAGAAGACGGCGGAAAACTTCGGGTGTGAGTATATGGATGTGGATGATTTTGTGTATAAATATAATAACCGACAACGAAAATAAGAAGGATAGGATGATAATCGCCTATCCTTCTCTTATTATGTAAATCCATTTTTGGATTACATTAATTATCAACGGTATAACTATTTATTTATACTCATCTTTCTTTCCTTGTTATCAAACATTCCACGCAAAATGCAGTTATCGTATATACAATTGTTGATCTTCCCTCAGTAGGGTTTTTACCATTTTGGGTAAAAACTTTATAATCAATATCTTTAGTGAACCTATTATCGCCAGTAAGCGCTCTAATAGCCTTGCCTTTATCAGAATAATCGCAGTGAGGGGCATCATATCGTGAACCGACCATATTTCTCAAAAACGCTCCTTTTTTTTCTTGACAATTCTTCCAGTTTAACAAATCCCTTTAATGTTATCATAACAGTCACGGCCTTAGCCTCCCAATATTCATCACCAGGATCAGATCCATATGTAACTAATCCAGAATTACGAGCGGACTGATATGCCTCTATCCTACCTCTCTCATTCCTAAAAACATATTTTAATTCCTGTAATAACGGATACATGTTCTTAATCCCGATATAATAGCCAAATTGCTCAAAATATTTTGATGATTCACGGATAAGGACACCTTCTCTTGGAATAGACCTTTTAAACATATCAATTACCGGTTCATTCTCCTTTATCGTATCTATAGCCGTATTTAATTCGGCTTGGACAATCTTCTTTTCCTCCTCGACCTTGTTCTTGGCTTCTAGTGCCAACATAGCTTCCTTCTCGGCCTTCACCTTGGCCTCATACTCATCAGCCCATGCCCTTGCAGCTTCCGCTGGATTGGAAAAGTCGGGAATACGCAAATGACTTACTTGATCATTATTCGACTTTTCCAACTTCTTTAATTCTTTTTCTTTCTCGATAAAATACCTTCTAGCTTTCTTCCCTTTATCATTATTCTCTACCATACATAGCTCTTTGGCCATATCCATCAATAGCAGGTAATCAGTCTTTGCAACTACCTGAGTATCAGACTCACCAAAATGGGGGAGTCTGTCATTCAGTAAGTTACCTAAATAATCATATTTTATCAATACAAAGTCCTGATTTTCAATAAAACCGTATTTTGATATACGATCTTTTATCCATGATGTAAAATCTCTTCTTATTTGAAGAAACGCATGAAGAAGCCTGGCGTCTACAACCTTATGATTATTATTATCTACTACCGGTATTAATGTATTTAAATCCATTTCGTTGGATTCGGACGTCAAAATTCCATTACTATTGTTCGTGGAATCATGAAAAAGATCTACATTTGTATTCATAAAATAATTACCTATTCCCATCCGTCCGGGATGGATAGATGGGAATACAAAAATAGCCAATCAAATTGTTTTAAACAATTGACCGGCTATTTTTTTTGTCATACCATATCAGTTATCTTCCCCTGTCAAAATACCAATTAGCGTCCTCCCCGGACTCATCCTTATCCCTGCCTCCTAAGAAGAATCCCATCGTCATGCCGTTGGTCATCAACCAGTAGTCGGATGTCTGCTTAATATCCCTAGCCGTCTTGATATTATACCATTGCTTACCAAACGAGAACTTCATGAGCTGTCTCCACAACTTACTCTCGCCCTTGTACACACCGGTCTGGACAGTAGCGAACGGGTCCCAGTTCCGGGGATCGGTGAGATCGCCTAACTTCCGGGCCGTAACCAGCGGATCTTGCAGCATATCTATGGCGTTAAGCTCCATGAACGGGGATGTCTGGGAAGCGATCTCATTGATCGTCCTGAACCCGATATAGGTAATGAACTGCCCGAACCAGCTATCCTCATTATCCTCCCTATATCCCATCAAAGCCCTTCCTATGGCTATCATCGTAGCGAATACTGCCATATTGATAAGCGATCGCTTGATATTGGTCCGCTCATAAGGATTAAGACTATGATATTCTTTCAGCACGTCATGTATTTCCTTCATCCTGCCTTCTGACATCATATTATAGATATCTCCGGCGAATCTCCATAACGTTCTCATATATCCCTCCTCGAACTGGTTGGTCTGGAAGTTAAACCCGGCTTTTTTGTATGCCCGTTGAATGGCAAGTATAAACCATCCACGATGAGGGAGCACCATGTTAAGGATAGCGTTCCGGCTAGCCCCCACCCGGTTCTGTTCGTTAAGGGCGCCGTCGCATATCTGCACCATACTCCTGACCCTGCTGGACAATGTAGGTATGTATCGGTCTATAATATCCTTATTAGCCTCGTTTTTAGCCACGATCTTCCCGTCCTTGACATTTACTAAGTTCCATATGGAATAATCCCTTAAACGCTCCCAATTACGTTTAGCCTCATTAGCGGACATATTCCTGTCCTTCATCATCATCTCCTTGAAATTAGAATATGACCAGAACTGACCCTCATACAGGCGAGTGTCATCCATTACCGAGATAATAACCTGCGGGTCCAAAGGAGAGTTCAAAACCTCCATCATCTTAAATGGCAGATCCCGGAATAAGGTTCTCCAGATCTTGTTATATGCCGCCGATCGTACACGGTTGCGGACATTAAACACACCTAGGGCCTCACCGACAACATATAACTTATTGGTACGATTTATGTCCCCGATCTCAGACACGTACGTGCTTAACTGCTTCTGGGCTTCTCCATAAGCGTATTTCATGGAGTCCTTGCTTATGTACTGTCCTACCATACCTTCCAAAAGGAAGTTGGCCTGCCCGGTAAGGGCACCGGTAGCCGCCACGAACGGGGAGAAGCCTAAGTTGGATTTGGACACAAATTTGGTAAACATAAGGGCCAGCTTATTAAGATCGACCTTATAATTGCCTATATCCCATTCAGTCCGCTTATTGTTTATCCTAACGTCATAGATACTGGCGTTAACCCAGTCCTGAAACATCCTGTAGGCATGAGTGGCTTCTGGATTCTTTCCCCCATCATATTGTGTCTCAAGCATCATATTCCTATATCCCATAACATCATCCAAAGCAGCTCTCTTATACTTATAAGATGCCGCCTGAAGGGATAGCATAGAATAGGAGTACGCGAAGTCATGGGATACGTCATCGGCATTCTCTAGCTTGCTCAGATAGTATTTGGGAATCATGCGATATTTGTTATCGTTCTCATCAAGCCCTCCTAGGTCTTGTCCTTGACCATGTATGGGATCATCAACCCTCTCGCCAACGATGTCACGTACGGCGTTTCCGATGGCCGCCTTCGGGTCAACCCCGGCCTGCACCATCCTCTCCACTCCGCCCTTGGATATCTGTGGTATCTGGTAGATATTCCTGAAACGCTCATCATAATCCTCCATAGCCTTACGGCTTATGTTAAGCAATTCCTTCCTCATCTCCCACTTATCCTTGTTGATCGTGGCCTCCTCTCCTTCCTTGGTAATACCGTATTTTTTGAAGAAAGCCTCATTCTTGTACTTATCAAATCTAGGCGTATGATATCCATAACCTAGATCGGGATTATAATTAGGATTCCGGAAGGAACTCTCGAAATCAGCCTCATCTAACCATTGGTTGTTGATCGACAAATCAATCATATTAATATCGAAGCCGAAACGGGACACGCTTTCTTCCTTTGATATACCGCTTTCCATGGCATCAAAAAAATCCGACACCTTATACGTACCGTTATTTATCTTCCTGACAAAATCAGAATACCCTTTGGGAGAGTATTTTCTCATATAAGGATATAGCCGGGTTCTGGCATACTCAATAAGTATACTATTAGCCTTACCCATAGCTATATCATTAGCCAGCTTATCACTGAAATCAGGACCGTATTTTTTTCTAAGGAACGTTGTCTCCATGGATGTCCATGATGGATTCTTCTGTGACAGCTTGGCGGCCATCCTATCTACCTGACTCCGGGAGCGGGCAGACATATGTTCCTTGGCGAATTTAATCTCATCCATTCCCTTGTCGTATGTCACGGCATCCCTTAACGCATTACGGTAGGAATCTGTAACGCCACTCTCCACCGTATCGGGCATATTCATCTCAATATCCTCAGCGGAAGCGGCGGCGTTAATAACACTCTTGGCCTCGGCCAGACGGTCGTATAGCTCGTTTATCTTCCTTAATGACGATGATCCACGAAGACGATCGAAATCATACTCGCCATATCTGGTACTGTCCCGGTACTGAATAAGCAAAGGTCTTAACTGATCGTTAATCTCATTTATTGTTGCCATCGCCTCCTCTACCTTCTCTATCCTTGATGATGATACAGATTGCTCCGTGATCTTATCAACCAGATTCTCGTAATAATCACCCTCCTCGGATCCCCACATATCCTTGGAGAAGCCAAGATGACCACCGGCTAGCAGGAACTCGAACGCCGCCTTACCGCCCTCGGACCGCTCTATCCCACGCAGTATCTCCTTAAACTCGGCTGAAGCCTTACGACCCTCGTTGGTATTCCCGAACTCCTCGGCCCACGCCTCGTCCCATGCCTTGATCTCCTCGGACATCATCAACGCCTCGGACCCCGCTTCCTTTGGTGTCCCGTCGGAATACCACTCGCTCTTGGCTATAGCCCTATCACGAAGGATATCCAGATAAGATCTCCAAGCTATAGGGTCAGATTGGAAAGCGTCCCAATCGACCTTCTTGTTCTTAATAAACTTATCCATAGCCACATACCGGCTTCTACGGATACGGGTCATGAAATCGGACGTGGCTTGCGATACCCTACGACCCAGTCTTTCCTCGACCTTCTTATTAACTTTCTCGATCTTATCGTAATAAGCCTGCACCATAGGTTTCTCTTGGTTCTCATCCAACCACCTATTTATCGTATCCAGATACCGTTGCTGATCCTCGAACGTCATGTCCGAGATATCAAAATTCTGGATGGTAGGTTTGAATACATGATACACGGCCTTCGTAATAGGCTTATCCCCATCATATCCTACGATATTATCACGAGTCTTGACCTTAAGCCCCTTATCAGATAAAAGCATGTCGATAAGTTGCTTCTCGGTCTTACCCGTAACCTTTTTAAGATCATATATATAAATAATAGCTTTCGCCTGCTCTGTCCGATACAGTAAATCGTATTTGGCGAAATCACGGGACGAATCAAGGTAATCAGAGTTCTTACCGTTTATTTTCTGTATAAGATCCTCATTATCCTTTATCCCCCATCCACGCTCTTTCATCATCTTAGTCATCTTATTGATATTAGCCACACCCTCAACATGAGCGTCGTTATAAGCCTTGGCAAGACGTTGCCCTAACATGCCTAAGATAGCGTTACCACTATGCTCCAGTGTGCCAAAGAATCGGGACATGACATTGATATCCTTATGGATGTTATTTATCAACTTCTTTATCCCATTCCAATATCTTTTCGGGATATTAAACATCCGAAGCTGTCCATCCAGCCAGTCCTCATTACGATCACTTCGAAGGGCGTTTATATCGGACATGGATGTCTCAGCCATACGTAATATATCATCCATATCCTCTACCATACCAACCTTATTGACGCCATAATAATCCGCCGCCTGATTATTGACGAATCCACGAAGATTCCTGATCAAAGGCACTATCTCCCCATATACGTTATCGATAACCTGTATCGTCTCATAATCCAATCCTTTTCCGCTCTTACGTAGGCTACTGGCGACCGTAACCAAATACTCTACCTCGGCCTTGGCTGTAGCTATGACACTCTTGGTGGATAACAGGTTGTTGTTCTTACTAAGCTCACCCCCGACTTGTCTCACCTTCTCGCCTATATCACGGAGAAGGGAGATGCTTTCCCCGATCCTCTGGCTCTGGCTTGACCTCATCCTCTGTAACCTAGTGTATAGCCTCTCCAATGACCTCCCGTTCTTGATCAACTTATTAGCCACGTCAACATCCGATAATGAGTACATGAGATGGTCGCTATCCTTTAACAGAAGCACGTCAAAAGCGCTTGGATCATCAGCTAACGCCGACTCCTTTATCCTATCAAGTACCTTATTTAAATCCGATCTTTGGCTAGAGAAGAAATTACGTATAGCTCGTACCATCCTGCCAAACAAGGAGAGCTGGGCGTCCTCAGACGAGGCCAGATCCTCTACCGCCTGTTCCATGCCCGGCACGAACCGCTGGGCCAACGTCTTGCCTAGGATCTCCCGCTTCACCATCCGATCCAACTCCTCTCCTTGGTATTCCTTTCCATACACCTCATAGTAACGACCAGCGAACTGATTCCATAACGACGTACCAACAACAGAATCCAGCACCTCATCAATCTCCTGCTGGTTACGATAAGTATCGATCAAGAAATGAGCCACCTCCTCATTGAGATCCTCTACCGTAGCCCCCTCAGCCAAAGCGATAACCCCATTAGCCATGTCAGACAAGGCCCTAGCCGAAGGATCCACGCCATTACGCATCTTATACTTATCCATATACTCAGACATACCCATCACACGGATGCCTAACGTGGATAAGATATTGGTGATATCAGTCCTATTCTGGAGATCTTCCGCCTTCTCATTCTCGATAACCCCACGGACGTTACTCCCGTACAAAGCGTTATCCTCCATCATCAACGACAAGGCTAGCTCCATGAATCCATCATACTTATTATTAAGCTCCTCGAACTTACCTTGCCTTAACATACCCTTGATCTCCGGTCTGCTTACCGTAACCTTCTCCCCGGACGTAGTGATAAGATCAAGATCATTACTTACCTCCGTATCAAAACCTATAGAACCCAATACGTTCATCTCAGAGGATTGACTTCCAAACCTATTCCTGAGGCTGGATAAGGCATTCATAGCGTTATAGATCTTAAGACCATCAGAATTGCCGGCTCCAGTAAGATAATATCTATCCCCTAGTCTTATACGTTCCCCACTCAACATACCTTTCTTGATAAGGTAATTAATAAACCCTCCACGAGTACTTATATCTGAGTTTGAGCTAATACCAAGGATCGGGATAAATGACTCACTGTTATTGAGGGTTATGGAGGAAGAGCCAAAGGAGATGTCAGCCGTACCGGACGGGACGTCGCTCTCCTCGACACTGCCGGCCAAGAACCCGGCCTCGACCCGCCCACCGGACGATCCTTTTATGGCGTTGGCGTAAGAGTCGTGTATCTTGCCGTCATCCGATCTAAAGAACAGGCGAGGCTCACCGGAATCATATACCAGTCTTGAAGATGGAGGAGTATAATTCTCAATATTATTTAACGGCAAGACATTACCAGAAAATATGATCTCACCATCTATATTTCCACCCTTCACCCTGATATTAGGCCGTTGCCCGGTAAAAGCGCTTTCCACGGCCTTCCATAACATACGGGCTGTCTCCCTAATATCTATATTCTCCCTGATAGCCCTTATATCATCCCATGACGCCTCTTTCAGTATCGTATCGCCAATATTATCCTCGTTTATGGAATCCAGATCCACCTCCTGTACCGTGGACGTATCTACCACAGCCATATCATTGACATCACCTACCTCTCCGGAGGTAAGATAAGCCACGACATTGTCGCTATTCCCAAGGCTTCTGGCCAACGCTGGGGCATCCATGTCGCTTATGGCGGACAGGACCTTGGCTGACATAAGTTGCCCCCACTCGCTGGCGCTAAGTCTGGCGCTTATGGATCTGGCCGCCTCCTTATTCCTTGGCACGGATCTCGTCCAGTCTCCGAACTTAGACCTGAACTTATCGTTATAAATAGTCATATAAGCTTCAGCGGCCTTATTAAGGTCACTTACGGCGGCTATGCCCGCTATCTTATCGAATAAGGTAGATACCTCTCCGGAAGGGGTCAAGACACGGGTTATCTTACCCTTACTATTTCTTTTAATTACGCAACTTGACATAACTTCATGTTTTTGACAAAGATAAACAAAAAGCCCCCACAAATAAGCGGAGGCTGATATTCTTATATTTCACAAATGGATCTATATCTATTCTGTACTATTACTATAGAGAAAATCATAAGCACAACCACCAGCGAAACCAGCTATATACGCTGCGTGCTCATCCTCTCCAACCTTAAATCCAAGCGACATATTACAAAACTGACATACACTCATGGCTACATGAAATGACTCATGGCAGGTATTTTTTATCGTTATATCATCATCGCTCGAAAAGTCCCAAAGTATAGCGAATCGACCATCATCATCCCTATCCTTTACCAAATTCACAAAAGACGCTTCCTTGTCCATATCCTCCTTATTTCCCCATTCCCCATTATGCTCAGGTTCCATATTCTCGAAACGATCACACAACGTCTTATAATCTAATCCAACCGTGATAATCAAATCCAACGGATATATCACGAAATCAAATTTCTTTTCTCTCATAATCCCCTTAATTTTTCTATAACCTCAAAACACATCTTACACTCAACTCTACGATACAACTGCCTTACGCCATCTACCGTAACCCAATAACGATCACCATCACGGTGCAGGAACTCACTCATAACCTTGGTATCAGCCACATCATGTAAATCGTATGAACTGAAACATAACTTACATATATCGTCAAGATCAAAATAAGTAACCTTATTATACGACATACAACGGATTTGTCTTCCATCAGGAATCTGAACATCGAAAACATTTATCTTCTCCATATTAAAAAATAGAGGGATACCGATCCCATCACAGACCTGTATCCCTTTATAATAAATTAGCGATGAAAAGCATGGTGATGGACATGCGCCACAAATGTAATTACAAATTTTGTAAAAACAAAGCAGTTCCATGGTTAAATGTCCCTGATGAACCGCACACTATAACGGCTGCCCTTACTGCTGCCGTTCACGCTGCCATCTTTGAAGTACACGCGATGCCCGCTGTTGGAGTCAAACTCTGAGCTAACCCAATAGGCTTTGGATGGACTGAGTTGTTGTCCACCAATAGCCGATAATGCGTTATTGACACTCGTCAAGTTCATAAATATTAACGCAAGTTGAGCGCATGATGGGATATACCAATCATCATATCCTTTAGCGTCAGCACTAGCTAAGAACGTATTAAGCACATGGCCAATTGTCGCATAGGAAGTATAAGACCCACCACCGGTAGTCACCCCTTTTAATACATTGGAATTGGCTTTCCCATTCCAATCAGATAAAGCCCCGCTTGTCCAGGCAGTAATATTTGCCGAAAGGTTAGGGGGTACCATTGTATGAACCCGACTCCGGTTTTAGGTAACCTCTAATATCACTTCCATCTACTTTGTCATAATTTGTAATGCCGGTCTGATCCGTACCATATCCACCCCAATAAAAAATGGAAGTGCTGTCCTTCCCGGCTCCGGCTGTTACATAGCTTTCATTAAGATCCTCATATTTCTCAATCATAAATCTCTTACCTTGAGCGTTAAGGACAACGCCTATACAATCATCGGAAGGTGTGTACGTTATACTTCCATCAGGGCGAACATAAGAAATAAGGCAAGTACCGTTGCACTAACACGGAGCGTCACTCTTCAACACCCCATACACCCGATTGTCGCTAGTCAGCCACCGTTTACCGTCGCTTGTGATATAAGCCTGCCTACATCCCTCCTGATTCACCGTAAGCGTCTTCTTAACGCCTTTGGGGGTTGTTATCTCCAACTCAAGAGTACGGTCAAGACCTTTGTTCATTACCGAGCCAAAGGAAACAGCGGCGCTACCGGTCCCGGACCCGGGGCTGACGGTCAGAGGCTGGCCCGTTACCTCACCTACCCCGTCCTTCCAATTAATATTCAAATCATTATCCATATATATCATTTTTTTCGTTCTATTGCAAAGATAACAAAACAAATAAACCCCAACCGGATTTATCCAATTGGGGTTCGATACCATTATCTCCCAACTGTTATCGTCTCATCATCCTCAACACGGTTCTGGCGGCTACTTGCGCCCATGTCCAGCTGTCATTAGATGTTACGTTAACCGTCTGTTGAGTACCATTTACATCCAAGTTAATAGTCTCCTTGTCAAGCTCGATAGTAGAGTCTCCAGCGGCTTGCGTTACCGTCACGTTGGCTGTCTGACCACCAGCGGCGGTTACTTTCAATGTAGCCGTCAGTTCATCGATCGTGACGTTGGCCGGTACGTTCGAGATCGTGATGCTCCAAACGAACTCGCCATCGGCTCCGGGATCGTCGGCGATAACCGCTCCGTTAGCCGTAGTCTTTCCAGCCGCCGTGTAGTTAGCCGGGAGCTGTAACGTAAGCCCGTTCTCCTCAGCCGGCGTGACCGAAAATGTAAGCTTAGTACTGTTAGACTTACCGGTGATGGTAACATTACCACCTGTCTTTTGTACGGAAGCGTTAGGGTTGTCTGATCTTACCACCTCAGCAGCCGCTGCCTGATTAACTACCAACGCCTTCTTAGCCCCACCGTTCGTGGTGACCGTAAGGTTGATAGTGCGTTGAAGACGACCGGTGTGTTTCTCACCGGAGAAATTAACCGCCTGATCTCCTGATCCTGATACCGGGTCGACGGTTACGAAACCAAATTTTTGTGAAGCCATAATCTATTTATTTATAAATGTCATTTTATTATGCCAAAAATAACTTGTATCATATCACAAGCCAAATATAGGGGGGGGGTAGATACGACTAGCCCTGTACAACCTCAACATACAACCCTACTAAGTCCTTTAAATTATGACTAAGAGGAGTTCCACTATCCCTTGTGCATTTATACACGTCAGCGTTCTGAATGTAATATTTATCCTTAAATATCTCCATAGGAGGGAAATAAGGGATAGGATCACCTATAGTCCCGGCATGCTCCTTGTCAACAACCTTATATAAGGAGGCCGTACTGAGTCCAGGCTCCCATTCTGACGATAACGTATGAGGCTGGATAACCTCGTAAAGGATATCCGTATCCTCCTTAACTACCCTAAGACAAAATCCGGTATCCACGGATAGCCCGAACTCCGCTCCTTCTTGTCCCCATATAGGAAATAGGGCCTTAACATCCAATTTCTCGTTGGATGATAAGGATAAAGATTTGTCATTAACCAACATCCTAGAAAACTCGACAGCTACTTTTTGAGGATCGAGAGCATCCTTCTCCTTCGCCTGTTGCTGGATGTACGCCGTGGTAACACTTACCTTATCAGGATAGCCGGACTGAACATCGACAGCTCTCACCTGTTCTACGGTAGTGGCTATACTGATCTGCTTTTGCTTGTCCCCTAACGCCGTTGTCAGATCGTTATCGTACTTATCCATCATCCCGATCAAGATCTTGCCTTCCGTCATATCGAACTCCATGCCCATAATCGTTATCTTACCGACTATAGCCCCATCAGCCAAAGCGTTACGTCTGTCATATTCAGGAATATAAATATCTTGATCATCCAAGAAAAACTCATGGAGATTTTCAGTCTCATAAGATCTCAGCTCCTCATATTTAGCCGATTTCTCCTCGTTAAGAATCCTCGACTCATCTAACCTAGCCTCAATGATCTCCTTAACCGTGGCTTTAGGATTAGCTTCCTTGAACGCCAATTGCTCCTCTCCCAGCTCTATCCATGGAATCGGATTGCCATTAATATAATCATCATAGCTATTACCCTTAGCGTAATTATCATCAAGAGGTTCGTCTAAAACCAACATATTGGGATATATTTCCCTGTTTATATATGTATATGCCATAATCTATTCTTTAATCTTGTTCTTTAACGGCGATGCTATACTTACCTGAAGCGTAACACCAGATATTTATCTCGAAAGGCTTGTTAGCCGTAGTGGTTATAGAAGTACCACTCATGCTTACATAAGCTCCAGAGTTTGGTATAGCCTGTGTAAACACTGCCGACGGGACGCATCTGATCATCAGCTCCTCTCCTATCTGCATGCCTGACTGCACGGATAGGGTGGTAGCGGCTGATAACGTAGCCGTGATACTTCTCTTGCTAATAGGCAGGTTGGCTAATGTCGTGACCGTATTAACTCCTATAAGCCTGTTCACGGTCTTCTTATCGGCGGCCGCCATCAATCCATTAGTGGATTCGTCGGCTACGGCGTATGTCGTGTTAGGAGGTGTGGCCCAAGTGCCATCTCCACGCATGAAACTGGATGTACTACCATTAAGCTGTCTCAACAAGCCGTTAGCTGTAGTAGAGGCCAATCCGTATGTGGTATTGGTAGGTACGACCCATGTTCCATCGCCACGAAGAAAAGACGTCTGTTTCCCCGCTGCGGGAGCCGGGACCAATCCCGCAGCACCAGCCGCTGAATCCGTAGCTGCCTTCATATTGGCGTAAGTGGTATTAGTGTCTTTATAATAAGGGACACCACTGACAATAGGACAGGCGGTATAGCCAGAAGCGCTGGTTACCGTACTCCCGTTCTTTACCAGACCTGTAGACCCGTTAGCTCCTACAACACCATACGTCGTATTAGTGTCTGTCCAAGGCACATTAACATACATCTTTCCGCTACTATCCAGCTCTACCGGATAATTCTTGTCATTCTCCGCATATCCGATCATTACCAGCCCAAGGGTCGATGTATTGGCCTTGGCGTATGTGGTATTAGTAGGGACAACCCACGTGCCATCACCACGTAAAAAAGAGGCTTGTTTACCCGCAGCTGGAGCGGGAACTAATCCGGATGTTCCTGCCGCCGATGACGTAGCTCCACCCATGTTATTATATGTGGCGTTTGGAGGTGTCTGCCACGTTCCATCGCCACGAAGATACTTACCTTGCGCTCCAGCGGCAGGAGCGGGAACCAAACCGGCCTTTCCCGCAGCCGAGGAGGTCGCCGCCCCCATATTGGAATATGTGGTGTTGGTGTCCGTCCACGGAACGTTCACGTACATCTTGCCGCTACCGTCAAGAACAACGGGATAGTTCTTGCCATTGGCAGAGTATCCGATCTTAACAAGACCCAGATTATCGCTCGTGGCTTGGGTGTAAGTCGTGTTATTGTCAGTCCAAGGGACATTCACATACATCTTACCATTAGCATCCAAGGATACGGCATAGTTCTTCCCACTAGAGGTATAACCGATCTTAACCAATCCTAAAGTGTCAGCCGTGGCCTGATTATAGGTCGTATTATTATCTGTCCATGGAACATTAACAAAAGCGTTACCAGAAGCGTCAACCTGTAACTTATAGTTCTTGCCAGAAGTCGTGTATCCTACCTTTACGCCACCTAAGGTGGAGGCCGCCGCCGTAGGTGGAGCGAAGGTGCTAGGTTTGCCGGTCACTCCAGACCATGGCACAGATGACGCCGAACTTGCCGTATAAGGCTCGTAACCATCCTCGGTATTCAACTTACTATCATCCTTGACCAGATACATCTTATTCGTGGCCGTTACCTTAACCGTGTCCCCGACCTGAGCCGTGGCTGTAGTAAGTTTAAACCTTGCCGTATCATCAGCAACCACGACCATTCTCTCTAAGGCTGCTTTAGGCAACCTGTCTATATCAATGGTACCGGACGTGATCTTAGAGGCGTCGAAGTTCGACAATGTCGTGGAGATAGTAACATTACTTCCAAAGTCCGATGAGACACTACCGCTAACAGCCCCGGACAGCACTATAGTCCTAGCTGCCTGTAATTTTGTAGCGGTAGGAGCGTTATCCGTCTTAAGAGCGTATTTGGAAAGATCAATATCATTAGCCTTATCCAAAAGCTGCTCTATCTGCTTGCCATTGTATTTACCTTGAAAATCTTCCATATCATAATTATTTTTGCTCAAATATAGCTATATACATAAACACCAAGAAATCGAGGGGGGGGGTAGATGCGGACAGGCATTAAAAACCACCATCCCCGTGCAGGAATCCGCTACGGAATATAATAGCCTTGTCTTTAAGTTTCTGGACAGACTCCCATTCCCATTCACCTTCACAAGGCTTAATGACATACTTATTCCCCCATGTCTTAAATTTCCTCTCTATAACGAACATCTCCGGATCATTAAGGACATGGAAGATACTTCCTACCGGGAAATACTTATCCGTCCTTAATATAACACGATGATGCTTCTCGTCATATTCAGGGTCACCCACGATACGAGCCTTATAAAACTGAAAATCATTTAACATCCGATCCACAGGTTCTATCCAATAATACCCCTTACCCATTGCTATTCACGTTTATTTATCTATATTTGCGGTGTAGTAGTAACTCATAATGTTTTAAGTGATTTTCAACCAAGGGGAAGGGTGTCCGTGAGGATATCCTTTTTTTCATTCCCGCCCGCCCTACCTATGAACAAAAAGACCTACTCCTGACAAATGTAACGATAATAAGATACTTGACAAAAAAAGAAACCCCATCGGTATTCTATCGCCGACAGGGTTCTCCAACGTTGTATCAAATCATATCATCTCACTCCATTTGATTGTGTCACCGACGAAGCACCGCACCGCCAGATACCTTACAAACGCCGCCCCTTCAGGGGCGTCAGGGTCTTCAAGATAAACCATTAGCGGCGCTACCGCTCCCGGAACCCATGCCGTCTAACAGCACGATTTTGTCTCCACTTGTACCCATGTCTATTTATTTTTGAATTAATAATAACCCCACCTGATGGCGGGCGTTACAAAGTTCAAAAATTAATAATCCTAAGATCGTGATATATGTCATCATCAAGGCACGTCATGTCATGCAGTTGGTATTAATAAGAACCGGTACAAGACAAAAAATCCGGGACGTATCACTACGGCCCGGATTCATGCAAATCTATAAATTCAATGTTTCAATGCTCGAAAGAAAACGTCTCACGACGCCAAAGAGAGATTAACCACACGAAAAATCTCGCATTAATTTATTTGTATTAGCAGTGTATTCATTAATTATCTTACTGGATGAGGGATTATCCTCTACCCTTGATAGACGGTTATCGTCACTCCTTACCGTAACGTCACCTATCTTTCGTGCCATACTATCCTGATATGATGATGGATCGGAGTATATAAGATCATCGACGAACCTGTATATTGATCCATCAACCGTCTCTCCTACCTTCTCATATAGGCCAGATTGGAAAGACACGAAATCGTCGTACCTCCCACGAGCCAAGAACGAACCGTCCGGTCTCGCCTCGACACCGCCGTTGACCTCCCTGAGCAGACCCGGATTCCTTTGGTATAGATATCGATAAAAACCGACATCCATCATCCTGTCCTGTCTATCCAGATAGAAAAGATCCCTCATGCTGCTGTCGCTGGACTCGATAGCCACATTAAACAAGAGATCTCTTACTTGACCATCCGGCAACGACATCTCCATGTTTTTTAACGTACCTCTGTCATGGTGGTTCAAAGATACGTTATAAAATCCATTAAAATCAAGGAAACGCAAGACATTATTATATAAATCCGATTTTTTTAACCTTTCCTTGATCTGGATCTTCCTCAACGATGTACAGGATTTGATAAAATCCCGATCCCTCCCCTGTCTAGCCTCGTATCTCCTGAACTCCCGATCAATATCGACATCATCCACCTTAGAGATAACGGGATGTTGATATATCAATCTGGCAAGGATCATACTCTCCGTATTGGAGGATGAGATGTTATCCATAACCAACTTCTTGATATTATCCTTGACCACGCCAATATCAGATCGAGAAGCCCCTTGGGGGACCACGCCTGTCGGTAAGTACGAGGGCTGGGCTATCCCGATATCAGCCAGCACCTCATAGGCCTGATCGGTGTCGGTTATCGGAGTCGTGTTATGGTATGTATTTCTACCTACATACAACATGTTCATGTCATACATATCGGAAGGAGATGTTTTCCCGGACCTTACATACACCATCCTATCCCCGGTAAAGTAAGTATCCTGAACCTCATATATCGGATTCCCTTTCCCTGTTATCCTATCAAGATCGGAAATAAAGTCATCATATACCGGATCACCATTCTGTATAGAAGATAACATGACATCCAACGATGCCATAAGGTCACGGATATCCTCCGGCCTAGATATAACCATCTCATCGCTAATCGCCTCGCTTATATCAACGCCCATATCGGAAAGATCCATGGCTATGTCATATAGACGTCCGGTAACATCCTTGATGTCCTTAAAATCGTCCATATTGATCATTTCCCCAACCTTATCCCTTAGACCTTTCATGCCCTTAGGCATACTGATATACGGTATGGTGCTATTGGAATATGAGTCGGTAATCGTATTCCCATCCTGATCCCTGACCTCCATACGGGTCATATTACGATATGTGTCATACATCCGATCGGCGTAATCCTGATCCTCCTGATACCGGAGCGCCAAGGAAGGGTAGGGGATGGAGGCGAAAGCCTGATCGAACTCCCGGCGGTCGCTGATACCGCCTACCGCCCTCATGATCGTATCCCTTACCTCCATTGGATTCAAGACTCTTCTCTTTCCCAATGAATCATACGCATCCTCATATATCATATAATCATCACCAAGACCTGATTCGGAGAACAAGAAATATGTATCCTTCTCATTGAGATCCCCCTCAGACATAAAATCGACAATCCTCCTCATCATATCCCTTACCCGCTCATACTCCGATCGGTTAGTCATAATATTATCAATCTCATCAGCGTCATACATCCCGGATCGTTCAAGATTATATCTGTTGATGAATATATCACCGCCGGAAAGGAAGTTAGATACGATCATATCATTAAGATCATTGATATTATCAACGCCCAGGGAAGTAATGGTATTATTGATATCCTTAACCTCGTCAGCCATGAAATTACCCACAGCATAATTCTTTTGTTTGATAAAGGACATGACATCATCATACCTAGGCTCCCCATTGCTATCTAAGTCGTATTCTGATGGCATGGACATCCAATCGCCAAAGAAAGACACGAAGTCGGGGGAGTAGGCCGTACCCCAGACCGATAAGGCCTGCTTCTGGTCGCCAAGCACCTCCATCGCCCTTTGGTATAATCCGGATGGTTGGTTGTTAGGGGCAAGGACATTATCTACCCCACCCTCCTTATTTTTTATAACATAACAAGATCTTCCCATTGCTAAAACGTTTTGTTACAAAGATAAATAAAATCCCGCCTACTCTCACGAGCGGACGGGAGCCAAATAACAATAATAGCAAACCTATGTTTCTACTGAAAAAGTACAAATCGTTTTGCCGATCCTCACGAACAGGCAAAAACTAAATCCTAAATAACAAAAAAAATGGAATTTATCGTTTAGCGAAAATATCCTTATCTGATTAACATATTGATTGTGAATAGGGGTGGATTCGTATACCCTCCCCTATCTCCTAACAATCTCAACCTGCTACAATAGAAATCAATCCATGACTGACATATTCCAATTTCTTATAAGATATATCTTTCTTATTTTCTCCGTTGATATCACGGATATTAAAAATTCCACGAAGCCTTCTTGCGTAAATAAAGCGTTCTTTACCTTGAAACATCACCTTATCAAACAATCTAAATCCGAAAACCTTAAAAGGAGATTGATTCATCCTTTTATTGCCTCCTTTAGGTGCTTTCATCTTATGAATTTGTCTGTTATGACGACGAACTAATTTACGTTTGTAATAATATCCAAGTCTCTCGGAGTCAAAATTCCTTGAAATCACAAAAGCGTCGGATACATGGGATTTTTCAATCCCGTGATTTATACGATTATATTTTGTTATGTATCCGAAAGTCATTTTTACGTTTGGATACAAAGATTTTAACTCATCGTATAATTCCCATTTCATGATACTCATAACCGCAGCGTCACGAAGCGACTCACCTCTGTTTACTTTCAATTTGATATTTCCTTTATGAAACTCCTTATGGCAAGTCTTACACAATGTTATCAAATTAGAAGGTGAATCTCCTCCAGTCTTGCGTGACTCAATATGATGGACATTAAGGACAGGATCTTTTGATTTTCCTTTACAATGTTGGCATTTATGCTCATCCCTTGCCAAGACATACTCCCTTACATTCCAAAATCCTAATTGTTCACCTTCCTGATACTCTTTACCTGATATCTCTGGATTCTTGATCTTTTGAGTATCAAATTGGGCAACCTCAATAATCAGTTTTGAGACAGGTAGTATAGAATATACAAAACCGATAATCCTAATATGAGAATCAATCTTCTGCCGGATTGATGGAGCGATCCATCCTCTCTTCTTTGATTTAATCCTATTCATGAATCTTGGCTTTCTATATCTCAATCTGTACCTTCTAATCTTCCTCAATTCCCTTCTTGTTGATAGAAGATCAACAACATCACTTCTTAGAATAACTTCACTTGCGTAAAGTTCCTTGCTTTTTGTTGTAGCTGATAAACCGACATGTTTTGTACCTGTGTCAACGCCTAACGTAATCTCTTGCTTATAACCGGTTGTATCATACAAAAGCCTGATTGTAAAAGGACAAAGATTTACCACGGTTGCTTTCTTTGATTTAAGCAATCTTCTAACCTTACCATGCCTCGTTGTTGGCATTAAGGGTCTACCATCTATATCCTGTACATACACCATTTTACAAACTAATTCAATGTTTATTCAACATAAGTCAGGGCAAAACCCTGTTAGTACCCATCGCCAATGTTATTGAAGGTTTTGTACAGGCAACACCGGAACCCAAATACAATCCCTGTTTAATCACCTACCTTAGAGCTACGGACTTGGATAAACATCCGTAGGTAACTATATATTCTCCAATAACGTAGTCTTTATTTCAAGACTTAGGCTAATACCCGGCCAGTAAACTGGATATATAAAACTCAAACATTGTTTAACGTTTTATATATTATTGCAGATATTACTCCACCAATGACTCTCATTTATCTTCTCTCACCATACAAAGCGATTATATCTGGTCTCTATCATCTCCACCACCTTCTTAATATCAGATAAAGTTAATTTCTTTATCTCCATATTCCTACTATCCATCCTGACGAAAGAGTCCTTGAACTCCTGCTCGGTTATGGCATCTAACCTAAATAGATTGTATTTTATAAGTAACTGGGTTACGTCAAATATCAAGATATTAAGATCAACATCATCTTTCAACTCATTAAGTAGATCGCGCATCATATCCTTAATAGCGTCAGTGTCAAGTTCCAGCTTCTCGGCTTCCCTCATCAACTTCTTAATGATGCCATTGTACTCGATTATGATATTAGCATTATCATCATCGGTAGGTAGAAGAATATCCATCGTACATTCTATACCTATCTTATCACTAAGTCTTTCATTGAACTCAGTCATATAATCAAAAGCCTGATCCCTACTTAATGAGTATGTATGATCAAGCAACTGCTTTTGTCTGACCTTGACAAAATAGTTACTGGTGTATAGCATCATGCAAGACCTTTACTCGCTGGATGCGTAGGTCTTGCATGATCTTCCGATGTAAAAAGGCATCTAATTGCATAATATAAAGAGTCCCCACCGGGGCCATCACACACCCGACAGGGACCAACTTTTAAATATCTTACTCGTCAGGTGATGGACTGACGCCGCAAAGATAAGTCAAGATATTTTATTTAGCAAGGATTTTCCGCCTCATTTTCTCCGGATACTACGTTACCGTCGGAAACCAAAGACTTGTCCTCGGCAGCCTTCGTAGGCGAGGCAAACTCCGATGGCAGATCCGGCAGGTTAGGGAACGAGACTTCCGTCTCCTCCTTGGATACCTTGTTCTCCTTGATACTCATCCTAAACTTAGGAGCTATGAAAGGATCGTTGTTAAGATCGATATTGATCGTAACATCATTCATCAAAATATCATCCTTAGTCCTAGAATCACCTATCCATCCTCTTACGTCAGCGGTCATAGGCATCCTGCTAGCCGCTTCCTTGACAGCTTCAAGCCGGTTCTTGATAACATCCACGTCTCCCGCCAGCGGGATCATATGCGTCTTATTATCCAAACCGGATCTGGCTATAGCGTTATTAAGATCCATTATATCATCAATACTTACGCCTCCGCCTAGACC